AGATAATGTGTATGATGGAGAAGATAATGTAATAGATAATATTATAACTTCGCATACTAACTACAGTCCATACGATTTTACAGGTGGTAGTTTACAGGTTAGCGTGTCTAAGTACCACAAGAAAATGGAGATAAGTCTCGTTCTATTCTTCGGTTTTAATGCAGGAAGAAATCCAATTTCAAAGAGATTTCCTATTGAGCAAAGTGACATGGATAAGTTCTCACGTGACTTAGTAAAAAGAGCCGAGATATACCTCTTGGCACTAGAAAAGAAGGAAACTCCTAGACTTTCTTACGAATGTAGTAAGAAGGTAGTAAGAGATACGTCTAACGGTAGTGGTAAAGTTGATAATGTTGGTAATGTTGATACTAAGATAGAGATAACTTCTGAAATTAGCGATGCTAATCCCGACATAGATACGACTCCTTATATTCCTTCTGCTTCTGAGTTTATTGAAGTGTGGAATACTAATGCTAGGTTGACGGGTCTAAATGAAGTGCGTACAATAAATGCAACTAGAATGAAAAAAATCAAAACTCGAATTTTAAACGATGAGGAGTTTTTAGATAATCTTATTGAGTGTATGCACATAGCAAAACAAAGTAGCTTGATTCAAAGTGGAAATTGGTTTACCCTTGATTGGCTTATATTCAATGAACTAAACTATACGAAGGTATTAGAAGGAAACTATAATGACAAAAGATAACAATGTAAAAAATGTTGTAGACCGACATAATGAGTTGGTGCGTGTAATTGGCGAAAGACAGACTGTTGCAAATGTAATGGGTTATCGTGTTAATAAGCCTGAGTACGTTGCTGAAACTGAGAAGATGATTAAGCAGAAGCGTAAACTTAATGATGAGGTGACTGAGTATTACGATGATATACGTTACGGAAGAGTTGGTCAGTATGAAACTGTTACTGAGTTCCTTGAGCGTATGAATAACACACTAGAAACTGATGATGATGGTGTTGTAATTGACACTTACTACAAATTGGGTATCAATGCGATAGATGATGAGTTCTTCAATGGTAAGGGCGTATTCAGTAACTCACTTATTTCTATTGGTGCAGACTCCGGTGTAGGTAAGACCACACTTGCATTAAATATTATAGCATCGTTGGCTATTCAAAGCGTAAAGAGTCAGTTCTTTTCGTTTGAAATGGGTGATAGACAATTCTTTAACGAGATTAGTCCACAAGCCAAAAATAAATTAGAGAAGATTATGGACAGCGAGTATTCAGATAATTTGACGCTTGATTTTCATAGTCGTGACTTGCAGGATTTAGCAAACTCTATACAGTCTAGGTTTGATGATGGTGTACGAGCATTTGTTATTGATTCCTATATTTCAATTTATGCAGGAGCAGATGAGTTCAGAAAAATGAAAGAGGTTGTTGATATGTTAGCGACTCTAAAAAAAGAGTTAGGCATACTAATTATTATCATTGGTCAGATTTCAAAGTCGGACAGCTTCAATGACGTATACGACTTTCATGGTGGTAACATACTCAAGTATGAATCTGATGTAGCGATATTCATTAAGTTAGTTGATGGCGAAGAAGATACCACTAAGCGACATATTCACTGCGAGAAAAACAGAATCTTTGAAGAGAACGCTAAGAAGGGAATCATCACTGAGTATAACCGTACTACCCACAAGATTGAGAAACTTGCAAACTTCAAGGAATATGGTGGCATTGGTCATGGTGGGGTAGAGCTTAAAACTTTTAAACACTTCAATAAGAAGTAAGCTATGAATTTTACAGTTTGTAATCATGGAAGGGCTAGGGATGCTAACGGCTATGTACCATATTCAGATGTTCACTTTGACGATATACCCGACATGGTTACGAGTGGCATGAATTATTGTGCTTGTAAGTTAGTGGATGAATATAGACTTGATGACAACTTTGATGGGTGCGTGGACGTTCTTATAATTGATGTTGATGATACTTGTACCCTAGACATGGCAAAGCTAATCTTTCAGAAGTTTGAGTATTACATCGTCACAAGTAAATCTCACCAAAAATTGAAAAATGACGTAGTGTGTGATAGATTTAGACTATTTATACCACTTGATGAAACCGTGCATATTAGACAGAAGATGGAAATGATTTATGACAATTTTATTCAAACGTATGACTTCATAGATACCTCATGCCGAAACGTAAGCAGGTTTTTCTATAGCTCACCCAAAGATGCTATTGTCATTAAGAATAGTGGCTCTAAATACAAGACCAAACTTAATCCAAAAGATGATGATGACACTATCACAAAACCGACACAAGAAGTTAAGACAACATCAGTGAAGGCTTCATGGCTTGGTGAAAAAGTTGATGATGTATTTGTAGGTAACGACTCAAGTGGAAACTCATCAGAAGAGAATCACTTAATCGGTATTCAGCAATTTTTAGATGATGAGTATGTTGTAGGTCAAAGAGCAGTAGCATTATTCAAGGCAAGTTCCATTATGAAAAAAGATGGATTTGACCAAAACTTTACAGTGGACTATCTACTGAAGGAATTTAATAGAAGAGGGGGTGACAAACAAAATGTGGCACAACAAAACATTATGAACGCTTGGAAGTATTAAAGTAGGACAAATTTAATAAGTTTAAGTTACTGTTAATATTAAAGACGGTATACTTTAAAAGATGAAAGGATTTAAAGTGAGTAAAAGCAAACATTTAGACGTAGACGAGAGAACACATAGGATTTTTAAGGGGTTAGCTGCACAAGCAGGAATGTCCATTAAATTATACATGGCACAGTTAGCCAAATCATTAGAAGAGAAGGAAACATTATGAGAAAACCACAGACAGCAATTTCACCAAACACAGGAAAAGTAGCACTTGCATTGGCTAACGTCCAAATGGAAATGGGTGTATTTACAGTCAATAAAGACGGGTACAATTTTAGCTACCTAAATTTAGCAGGTATTTTAGAAAAAGTTATGCCTATCATGGGTAAACACAAACTTGCGATGATGCAATTCCCGTCAGTAGATGTAGTGGATGAGCAACCTTGGGTTAAGGTAGTTACGAGATTGAGTTGTGAAGATGAGTGGATTGAAACTGAGTTAAACTTTCCGTTAATTGACCCAACTAAAAAAACTGATACAGATATGAGTATGCTAGGGTCAAGTATTTCTTATCTCAGACGATATGCAGTTCAGTCTATTCTAGGTATTGCAGGAGCAGACAAAGATGTTGAGGATATGCAAAAAGATGTTGCACCTCGTGAAAATCCAAATGCACTTAAATAAGGAGTTGGTATGAATTTAATTGGGATAGAAAAACTAAAGGGTGCTAAGAGATTGCACCGTAAGTACAGAATCACTAATGACGATAATGGCATTAAGCCATCAGTAGAAGGTGAGTGGGTAGAGTTTGGAGTTTTTGAGTTTGCTATGGAGTTTGAAGATGCTTTTATTGATGAGGTAGCAGAGTTTAGAAAAAAGCAACATATCGAGCAGTCGCTAATTGCCCGTTCTAAGAACATAGTTGCCACTTCTGAGTCAGAGTATGAGCAAGGGTCTAAAGAGTGGTTAAAGGCACGAATGGGATTGATTACGGCTAGTAAAACTCCATTTACAGTGAAGGGTTTACCTATTCCAACCTTTGATGACTATGTAAATGAAAAAATTGCAGATGCCTTTATTCAAGAGAATGATGGTGAAGTTGCAGAAACGTATAAATCAGAAGCTATGCAAGCAGGTAACGATTTGGAGATATATGCCATTGAGGATTACGAAGCACTTACGGGATATAAAGTTGATACTCATGGATTTATTGTAGCAAAAGAAATGATGCTAGGTATGTCACCGGATGGTGTTGTTGAGTTAGACAGTGGTGATAGAATTAATATTGAAGTAAAGTCAGTATTTCTGAAAACATATATCGGAGAACTTCACAGCAATAAGGTGTCACATAGATACAATACTCAGATGCAAGTTCAGATGTTCATGTTAGATTGTGATACTACAAACTTACTTGTTCAATGTCAGCAAACTACGGGTCAACCACTAAAAATGATTGTTAGAATTATTCAGCGTGACGAAGAGTTTATATCAAACATGATTGAAACGGTAGCATTATTTGAAAAAGAGTTTAAGTTCAGATATGAAATGCTCGTTGGTCAGATTAAGACAAAATAGGTCGTAAATATTATGTGTAGCCTGCAAAGGTTATAGCGTTATAACAAATAAAATTAAGGAATTAAAGATGGCATGGATTAAAAAAGATGAAGCAGTAGAAGTAGCAGTAGAGTTAGAGAGTGATTTTAGTAAGATTGAGACAACTGATGCTTATGAAGTGAAAGTAACAGAAGCGTATGTAGCAGATAGTCAAGATGCACAAAGTAAGTCGATGAGTTTGTATGTATCTGTTGAAGATGAAAATGGCGACACAAACAGAAGTAGATTTACCTTAACGGGTCGTGATGGTAATACTTTTTACATGGGTAAGTCAAAAGGTCAAGATGTTAAAAAACAGCACTTCGGACTTAGCGTTGCTAACACACTATTTGATATTGCACTAGGTAAAGAGATTTTTGATATTGAGCCACAAGAAGTTGATATTAAGTCTTGGGATGCAGATACAAAATCTATGATTGATGCTAAGGCAGAAGGTTTCCCTGATTTGGTTGGTAAGACTATCGGTATTTGTCTTCAAATGAAAAGAGAGATTTCGGGTACTGATTCTAAAGAGTGGGGAGAGATTGCACACTTCTTTGACCTTGAAACGGGTCTTATGAGTGGAGAGGTTGAGAGCGATAGAACTAAACTTGACAAATGGTTGAAGAACAAAAAAGAGTTTATCGTTAAAGAGGTTGAAGCACCTGCACGTTCATCTAGCTTTGGTAAGAAAAAAGAAGAGACAGCAGATGGTGAAGCACCTAAGAAAAGATGGGGTAAAAAGTAATGGCTACCCTACCCTTAAATGTAACATCTTTTGGGGTAGGCAGTGATAAATTAGGGGATGAATTTCACATCTTCTTTTTATCATGCCACACAAGCACAAAACTGTATCTGAGCGAAGGCGAACTAACTGATGACCTTTCTAAAGCACTTACTACAGATAATATGGAGTTCATTACTGATGAGCTTAGAGGGTTATTGGATGACCAAGACTTCATGGATTACCTTGAAGCAAGTTTAGTATTTTAGGAGATTTTATGAGTGATGAGCAAATACTACTAAGATGCAAAGAAATGGTTGAAAAAAAGGTTAAAAATGAAGGCTACTCAATGCACGGCACTGTATGGTCGTATACTATTTTGGTGCTAGGTTGGATGATAAAGTCAGAACAAGAGAAGGATGACAATGAGTAATGTATTTAGAGAGTCAGTACAAATGTTTGAGAGTATGGATTCTCATATAGTAAAAAGTGGTAAGCGTAAATTAAACGATGAGCAAGCACCCATATTCCGTGATATTATTGGCAAGTATGCTAGTGGTGGCAAGGCGTTCCTGCATGGTCAGGGTGGTTCAGGCAAGTCGGTTCTGATTAATGCTTTAAAGAAATACTGTGATGCAAATGAGATTACTTGTGCCGTTACAGCCTCTACAGGAAAAGCAGCGAGTGCGTTAGGTGGTGTAACGATTCACAGTTACATTGGATTATCAATGCACGAAAACGAAAATGCTCAGTCAGTAGAAGATGCGTTTAAATTATCAGCAAAGCCTAAAGACATGGACTTTCCCGACATACTTATCATTGATGAAGCAAGTATGATTGGTGAGAGCCTATTGAGAGAGATTACAAAAGTTGGTTTCCCTTATATTTTATTCGTTGGTGATACTTCACAGCTCAGACCCGTAAAAGATGTTCAAGTTGATTGGAACAGCTACGTTTCATGGTCGTACTATCTTCACAGAAATATGAGAGCACAAGACGCTGATATTGTTAGAGTATTTGACCACTTTAGAGAGCATAAAGAGGGAAGCAGAACGCATATCAATATTCGTGATTATATCAATGGTAGAAACATCATCGAGTTGGACTATGCAGACACCAAGCCATTACCAAAAGGTACTGAGTCATGTTTCATTGGGTACAGAAACAGGCTTGTAGAGAAGTTTGCAACAAGACTTAAATCTGAAGAAAACACACGATTCAATTTGAATGTTGGTATTAATATTACGAAGATGATTGTAGAGAAGGGCAAAGAAGACCTCAACAAATGGGGTGGGTACGATAGACAGTTTGTGCAAGAGACAGCATACTACAATGGTGAAGATGTTGACATTGTTAAGTTGACAGATGTAACCAAAAAATTGGTAGCTAACAAGACAGCACGTTTTGGTAAATGGAATTTAAAATTAGCAAAAAAAGGTATTATAATTACAGACTCTACTGCACCGATTGAGCGTGAAGCAAATGAGAGTAAAGCACCTAAATTTTGGATTAGTTTCCCACCGGAAGACGTACTTGAATACACAACACTTAGCGTTATCAATGGTGACACTTTTGCCCTAGTTTGGGATGGTATTGAGAGTGAATTTAAGGAAATGGAACAGTTTTATTTTAGTGAATTATTCCCATACTTACAGAAGTTTCAAGCCATTAAAACATACTTCAGTAAAAAGCGTGACGAAGCTAAGATGCACCTACTAGATGCAGATGTGAGAAGTGCTATGACTCTCATGAGTAGGTCAGAGTTTATGAGTTGGTACGAGCTTCATGATGACACAAAGTTTAGAAAAAAAGGTTGGACTGAGCTTTATTCAGCCAAAAGTGTTGTTTCAGCTAGACCGTCAATTTCCCGTACAACTACCAAGGCACAAGGTATTTCAGTTCCAAGCATTATTATATGTGAGGACAGCTTTTATGGTGCAGATAAGTCGGCACAGTACGTTGCAGTCAGTCGTGCAAGACATGGTATAATTATTCTGAAGAATGTACCCGATGATTGGAAAAATACAGATGGCTAAATACAGATGCACTAAGACTAATAATTATGGAGCTAAAAAGACCGTTATCACGTTTAACGGCAAAAGACTCCTAATTGACAGCAAACTTGAGGCTACTCATGCGACTGAACTTATCCGGCTTAATAAGGCAGGAAAAATCAGCAATTTAGTGTTTCAGCCACAATTTGAGTTACTTGAGGGGTTTATGATTTTCTCAAGCAAGGTGAAGAGTGGAAAAAGTAAGCAGTCTAGTGTTAGCTATACACCCGATTTTAGCTATATAGATGAGTTTGGTAGACATACCATTGTTGAATCCAAGGGGTTTGAAACTCCACTATATAAGCTTAGACGTAGAATATTTTTATACCTAATGAAAGACTTAGGTGTAGATATATTCATTGAGAGGTTTGCAAGACATGAGATTGTCTACAAGCCATACACAAAGGAGTAACATGGAATTTGACAGACTACAATTTAATGCACGAAAGGCATTTTTCCAAATAGCAAGTGATATTACAATTCTAATAGAAAAAAAAGAGGATGGCTTAAACTCACTTGAGATTATTGGTGGTGGGCGACATACTATTGGTAGCGACTATTCGTTACACAACGATAACTTGTCAGACAACGAGGTTGAAACGCTAGTGAATTCGATTGAGAGTTCGCTAAACTATAATGATGAGACAGCGAAAGGGTAGAAAATGAAGACAACAATTACAGCAGATGCGATTTACGCAAGAGTTAGAAATAGATTAGACAGCTTTTTTATTATGGAGTATAAATACAAAGAATTAAACGGAACACTTAGAATTGAGATACCGATTACCTCACTTAACTCTCACTTGAAAGTTGGTGATGAGGTTGAAATGGATTTAAGGATGGCAGTATTGGCTGATGAAAGACACGATGCAATTGATAGACCTGAAAGACACTCAATTGCAGGTCACATGAACGACCCGTCAATCATGCAAGAAAAAGCATTTAAAAAAGAGTCGAATTTCACTAATCCTTCACAAAAAGAGTTGCAAGATGGGTGGATGAAGTAATGGGTGTTGATTTTGATACAGATTATGTGACAAAAGACGAGTGGGTTGTATCATTTGTTGATAATTTATACGTTATTAACATTCTAATTTTAGAGCCAAATGGTACAGTACACAGAGCAGGCACGACACGTGAAACATTATCAGAAATTGACGATGCAGAACAGTTTGCAGAGTTGATTGTATCAACAAAAAGAGAAGAGATAGAAATGTGGGGAAGGAGATAGACTATGCCATGTAGAGTATGTAATAGAGAGTGTATAGGTTCATATTGTAGTACAAATTGTGAGGGTGTTGGGCGAGCCACGAGATTGAGAATACGTAAGCAGGGCTTGTGTATTATCTGTAAAATTATTCCTAAAGATGGCTACAAATATTGTACGTCTTGTAAAAAAGATGTTGAAAATACAGCCAACCGTGAGAGATTACGCAAGGTAAGAAAAGAGACAGCAATTACGTGTCCTGATTGTAAAATTAGAACGACTAATGCTGAGAAGTGTGTTGTGTGTTGTCAGAAAAAACCATGTATCAAGTGTAATGTTGCACCTCGTGATGGTTATAAATACTGTACACCGTGTTCAGACCTTGTGGCGAAAGAGCATAAGATAAGTCAACGTAAAAAACCTACACCATGTATTGAGTGTAATGTTGCACCTAAAGACGGGTACAAGTACTGTAAAGAGTGTAGCGTTAAGATGGCTAAGGTAAAAGAAAAAGTTAATCGAAAACGTATAAGGGCTGCTAAAAAAACAGCGTGTGAGATTTGCCACACTGTTGTTTGTAGTGGTAAGTATTGTCGTGATTGCAGTGAGAGACTAAGTGACCATACGATTATTGGTAAGCGAGGTAAAGCTTTTACCACTAAAAAGATAGCACAAAAGTTTTTGGTTCGTGGTACAATTAGTACAACGGGGAGTCAGCTTCATGTTAGCTAGAGAAGACGCAAGGAAAATATCGTATGAGCAAGGCAATGGTGACGATTTAATTATAGATGAAATCTATGACAGTATTGGTACTTGTGTGGAGTGTGCATATTGGAACAGTATAGGTGCTTGTACTAAACAACACTTTTCATTCCTGACTTACGATGATTACTATTGTGCAGATTTTGAAAGGACTGAAGATGCAAGTTGATTATCTAGTTGGGGTGTATGGGTTTTTACAGTTGAGTATGCAAGACGTAGGGCTTCTGAATGCCAAAGGTCAGCCTATCAAGGGTAAGCGTAATATGGGTGAGTTAGATGCCCTTGCTATTTACCATTGGGTAGGCGATAAGATTAAGCATATTGACGGACACACTCTCAGGAAAAAAGGTGCGTTCATTGATGGTATGGTTAAGAACTTACTCAATAAACATACTGTGGTTAACAATTTTCTGTTAGCCGTGCTAATGCTTAGAGAGTATGTTGATGAAGATGGTACGCACACAGAAAAGATACTGTTGTCGGCTAAGATTAATCGTCTTGTGGACGTAGTTGATAGTGCAGTCAGTGATGAGGCGTTTGATGTAGATATTAAGCGTACAACATCTAGGACTGCTAAGAACATTTACCGTCAATTCAAAGGTCGTGGACAGTTGAGTGATGAGTATATGGATAATAGATTTAGGAGAAAATAATGACAAGAGAAAAATGTAAGGAAATACTTGGTGCTATAACACATTTTGCAAATGGTGGTGCGTTGTGGAGGCACTCAGTAGAATTTGGTTGGGAAATTCAGAGGGAATTTGCAAAGGGTGGAGAACACTATTATGATTTAGAAAACATTGTTCAAGACAAACACTTTGAGAGCCGTAAGGCATTTGCGCTAGGTGAAGAGATAGAGTTTAAAATGGATATGGGTTGGCATGATACAGAGGCAGGTGACTTTGATGACACCATAGAATACAGACCTAAGCCAAAAGAGGTGTATGAATGGCAGTGGGTGTTTGGCAGGGGTAGTAGTAGTTTTTATTTAACAGATGAACACTTCACTAACTATGATAAAGGGTGGACTAAATTTGAACCAAGTAAAAGGATTAGACCATGCAAGAATTAAAAGCGAGATTTGTCGGTAAACGGGGTAACGGTAAGTTATCATGGGAAGTATGTGGCGTGTATATAGACGCTAAAGATGGTGCAGAAGCCATACAAAAATATTTAAGGAGAAAATAATGGAGAAGTTTATAATTTTTATAGGTGTGGTTGCAATGGTTGCAATAGGTTGGGCGATAGGTTTTGGTATCTTTGCAGGGTTTACATGGCTCGTTTGTTGGTCATTTGATTTGACCTTTACATGGAAGTATGCGTTTGGTGCATGGTTAATTTGGATGCTCGTTAGTGGTATTTTCAAGGTAACTACCAAAGAGAAAAAATGTAAGACTAAAAAGTGGGATGAGTTTGGCAACTAAACTTACTTACGATGATTTAATTAAGGCATCAAAGTCTATGGGTGAGGCATTAAACTTGCCTAAAGCTTTGGTGCTTCATCAGTCTTTGATTGAGGTGCTGATTGGCAGACAGCAGGTGCGTGTTGAGGAGAACGGTAGAATGTTCGTGTGCAACTACCATCAGATGCCTTGGTTAAATGGTATTGAGGTGTTTAATTCTCACTTAGAGGATGACAGCAAAGCCTTTGTTGTTGACAAGGTTATTTTTGATGATATTTTAGGAGGATATAATGAAAACAAGTGAAAGATTGTACGGCTCATTAGATGAGGTAACTGCTAAGATACAGTTAGAACTATTTACTAGAAAAAAGCGAAAAGCCTTCGCACTGATGAAGGAGTTAAGACCGTCTTTTAATGTATCAAACTTCACACTTGAGCAAAGAGAGCTTGAGTTTAGAATGGACGATATTAAAAAGGCTGTTGAATTTTGTGATGGTCAAATTACAGAAGCGTTAGAGGTGCTAACATGATAGAGCTTAGTCTAAGAGCTTTAAATGCACAACTAAATGTAGCCAATATTAGCGTTGTAAAGGGTAAGTATTACCTCGTTAGACCACCTTACAATGGTGTTGAAGTTACTATCAAGGCTGAGAAATGATACAAAAATTAATTGCGTGGATATTCTTAGTCACTTTTGCTGCAATCATTGTGGCTGTCGGTTTTGCTATATATTTTACCTATGGTCAAGGTGACTATGGCTTTACAATAGCCTTTAGTTTACTGATACCCATCTGTATTGCGATGATGCTTATCATTTATGATTACGAATTTAGTTAAAGGAAAAATATGATTTATTTAAAAAGATTTACGATGTTTGCAGGTATTATTGGTGCAATTTTGCTGTTTATGGTGATTAACACGTTTATTATTCAGAACTTGAATGGTAATACCTACCTCGTTATAGGCTACTTGACGCTCTTTGTGGGCTTAGTTGCCTTTACTGATGTTCAGATAGACAAGTGGTTGGAAAAGAAAAGAAAACGCTCACAAGCCGAATTTGAAGAGGGTTTAGACCGTTTTGAAGAGTTACAAGAAAAGCTAAGAGAATTAAGGGAGAACAAATGAGTGAGTTTAAGAAGTTTGACGGTAAGAAAAATCGTCTTGAATTAATAGAGCCTGAGTTTATTTTAGGTTTAGGTCGTGTATTGAGTTTTGGTGCAGATAAGTACGAGGCACACAATTGGAAAAAGGCAACATCAGTTGATGACCAAGACCGCATCAAGGGTGCAATGCTTAGACACATGATGGCTTACATCGGTGGTGAAAAGACTGACCCTGAAACGGGTGAGAGTCACTTACACCATATAAGTTGCAACAGTATGTTTTTAAACCACTTTGATATGAAAGGGTTTGGTCGTGAAGTAAAAGAAGAATACCAAACACCTCAAACATGGGAAGAAGCTCGAAAGCAGAAACCAATGAACGAGAGGTATTCCATTGAAAGATGGTTAGATGACTCAGAATTTACCTACTTAGGTAAAGACCAAGATGGCGATTTAAGATTTCATAATGCCGAAAGTAATACAGAGTTTGCAATGAGAAATTATAATCAGTTTTTCGATTGGTTAGTAAAAGAGTATCCTGATTTGTATTTACGCAATGGTGGAAGTGTGTCTCACGTTAAGACCGTCCACCCAAACCGATAATATCCTTTAGAGCCGTTAGCGGCTCTAAGAAATGTTATGGAATAATTTGACCCGTTTCGGAGTAGTATTCAACTGTGTTATTTGGTGTACCAACGGTAGTAACTTTGTCCCTATAGCCGATGAGAGCAACATCAGAAAGGGTTAGTGTACCCTCGTTAGGTGTAAGCGGTGCGTATGGCTGCACAACACCGTTAATGCTGTATTTAGATGGCAACCCACCACCCCATTCAAGTACCCTTTTTTCAGTACGGTAACTACCCGTACCTAGAGAGTCCCCGTTTGCGTCAAGGTCGTGGAACATTCCTGACACTACGCACTCAAGCGAACCTTCGTTTGTTAGAGGACTACCAAAACTAAGGCTTGTTAAATAACCCCCAACTTCCCACTTTTGGTCTTCTGCATGACCAATGATAAAGCCATATAGGTCACGTTTTACCAATAGGTTTGTCGCTCCGTAAGGCTCACTAATTAAATTAAGTCTACATGGTGGCGTGTAGTTTTCTATCTTCACACTAGGTATTGCATATATAGAAAGAGATGTAACATCAAACTCACACACAGTGTCAAACCTAACCCCATATCGAGCCTTGTCTTGACTTAACCACATAACCGATGGTGCAACTGCCGCACCTTCTGATAGGAGGATATTTAAAGGTACTACCCCTGCATCACTGGTGTTACTTACAAGTGTAGGTAATGTTCCCGATTTTGTAGTGACTGTAAAACCTATCTGTGCTACTGGGCTGAGTATGTCTTTTAGCGAGGAAGTTAGAAAATCCATTTGGTAAGTACCAACTGACGTACACTTAATATTAAACCCATCGGTAATTGGTGTTACTGTAACACCTGCCATTTCAAAACCCGTAACCAAGTTTGTACTAGACACCCCTGCTGCATCAGTTAAAAAATCCTCTAGCACTGAGTCAGTACAAGGGAAATAAGACAAGAAATCACTCTTATCAAAGCTAAGGGTAGGGTGAGCCATTCTGCCCGTCCACAAGTCCATCAGAGCATCTACGTTATCGTTCAAGTAAACTAGGTCTGCACCCGTTGGTATCTTGTCTGAGACAAACACTTGTGAGAAGCTAGTTTTGAACGTGTAAGGAAGTTCTGTACTAACTCCCGTTGGGACTCCTGCTGTATTGTGGTCTAGCCTTAAATCCTGCACCCCGTATCTTGAGTCATTGCTTTGAGTGTGTTTTCCTTGTATTTCTAGGTATTCTGAGGTAATTTGTTTGAGACTAATACTATCAATAAGTGCTGTAGTGTCAGCCTCTATGTTGCCTATTAGTGGTCTGTTTACCCTTTTCACGTTATCTGCCTTGAAAAAAGCAGTTTTAGTTTGAGTAAATACGTTAGATGAAGGGTATGAATCAGAACCATATTCAGCCTTTAAGCTTCCACTTATACTATCTATAACTATATTCAATCTATACATACCACCAATATTATTGAGTTTGCTTTGGTATAGAAAGTTCCTTACACTTATAGCATTAAGTTTAGCTTTGCCGTTCTCCCACGTCCACTCACTACCTCCTTGTGTCCATCCTGCTAGGTCGGTAGTAAAGTCTGAGTTATCCAACATCTCAGTACCTTCACTATAAGTCAACTCCAACAAATACCCATCTACTGGATAATAAACCTTATCATCTACACCTTTAACTATACCACTTGGTAGAGTAGCTGTACCAAAGTACCAACCTACTAACAATTCAGGCTTAGCATTCAATGCATCCAAGTCAGCTTGTGTGAATTGGTTAGTAGCTAATTGACATACTATACCTACTGTAGTGTCTTTGAGTGTGTATGTTGTGCTTAGTGGTAAGGTTTGTTTCAAGGAGATATTATCAAAGTATATGGTTGAACCAACTACCTTGTTATAGTCCCTAATTTTAATACCAAATATAGTTGAAGTGGTGGGTACAAAACTGTATTTACCTCCGTTAAGGGCAAAACTACTATCTGTATCATCAACTCTTGCGTCATATCTTGGGTCACTCCCCGCCGTACCCTGCTCAGTGTTAATTGGGTCAATACTCGCTATGTAGCTTCTATATAGGGATAATACGTCAGGTTCTTGCCTTACGTATGTTACCTCACCTAAGGGGTTTTCTAACACAGCTCTATCGTTAGCAACGGATAAGTCACCCCTTGTAACAATAAAGTTAGATATATCAGTATCGGAGAAGTCACCATTAACTAACAACTCTTTAGAACCAACACCATCTGCACCTACTTGTTCAAGTGACTTAGTAGTTTCATCCCAATAGGTTACTGAGCCTTGGACTGATAATACTTCTTTACAAGTAGGACTTTCAAAAGTACATACTTTGCCAGTAACATTTGTTTGGTTTACAAACTTGATAATCATAGTTGTTTCAGTTGCAATAAAAGTAACACTTAACTTTCTTCTAACTCCCTCAATTCCTTCTTCATCCAAACCCACAGCAGCCGTGCTATCAAATACCTCTAAGCGTACCCCCGTGTTTGCATCACCTATAGCTTCACCAAATACTTCTGCTATATAACTCCTACCAACGATACAACTCACTTCTTGTTTTGCATATGGCGAGTTTCTGTCTGTTCTTACTATTGTCATAACTCCACTTGCGTATGTAACCGTAGGTCTACCCCTGTATTCCTGACAACCCTTATCCGCAAAGGCTATATTACACAACAACTCGTTCCCAAGTGTAGCATTAATAGGTACATCAATTTTACCATCACCCGTTAGTGTGGTAGTTCTTCCTGAGGGTGCAACAGTAGTAGCATCGGTCGTATATTCTCTATTTGGCGTGTCATAAAACAATATTTTCTTTTCAAGAGGTACGGGAATATCCACTGTTTGATTTAACCCACTGTCTAGGAAAATATGGCTTGAAGCTTTAGCAAGTCCGTCATAAATAGGGCTTACTGAGGCGATATGGTTTTTAAAATATCTATCACCTTTGGTGTGACCATCTGTTCCGTCACTTGTTATTAGTGGGTCTAACTCTGCGTACACGACCAATGATGGTAGGTATTCCATTTCAATACAGAACACTTTGTTACCTGAATTAAAGGTTGTCGCTAAATCAATAAGCAGGTCAATATCAGTTGATGTGTAATACTTTTCTACGTTGTCCCAATGGGTTGCATAGTACACACCGTTAAACCCGATAGTGATTAATTCAACAGCGTCCATTTGTGTATCTCCGTTATCGCCAAACTGTATAATAAACTCCGTGGCGTTAAACTTAACAGCATAAATAGTATCTCCCGTATAAACCTCTTCAACAGCAATCGCACCAAACGGTGCTCCAAGCAATCCCATTTTAGAGTAACCAATGTAATCACAATCTGTTCCAGTCGTAACACAATTAGATAAGAGAGTATGCTTAGAAGTGAATGACTCCGTTACAGTGTCGGGTATATTACGTGCATCATTAACTGTTAAAGTGACTTCAAGAATAACATCTTGAGCGGCATCAACATCAACTGAGAATGTTTCACTATCTATGCTACTCGTAATTACTCCAATATTCGTAGACCACGAATAGGTTTTAGCCCCAAAGACGTTATTTACAACTGCTTTGAATTTATGATGTGCAACACAAGTTTGACCCGTTTCAAATTCACACGCAGTATTGACTGTTTCAACAATATTGAGAATTACTAAGGGGGCACATGGTGGGATATACACCATATTTTCTGAGCTTAAAGTTCCTGCTAATCCATCTATCATAATATTCTCCCGTATGTTGTTCCAAGCTTACTGCCCGAAGTTAATTTGCTTTTACCCGTTAATGAGTTACCTGCTGCGTATGCTTTTCCACCAACCGCACCGTTACCTTCACCCCGTTTTCCATCGTAGTCGCTGTTGGATAATCCCCACCAACCACCGTAACCACCTGCACCGCCCTTGTAACCACCTGAAGGGGAAGAGGTTTTACCTGCCGTACCAGTTCTATCGCTTCCAGTCCAAACATCAGACCTACCATAACCACACCCTTGGCCACCATTACCACCCGCTCCACCCGTTCTTGAGTGTGTCTTCTTATAGTATCGTTTTAATCTGTAAATACCTTTTTTTACATAATCACCTTTGTACCAAGTGTACCCACCAGCACTATGTTTTGTTGTACTTGAGGAAAGGACGGTCTTGCCACCATTCCACCAAAACACAATATCAGGTTTCGGTCTTGATGGTGGGTTAGCACCTCTTACCTGCCATTGGTATTTTTCAAAAGAATATTTCTGTGTAGTATGGCTTGTGGTGTAGGTGTCGTTTGACCCTTTACCTCCAGCACCCGCCCTACAACCCGCACCCATAATCTTACCATTGTTGATAAGCTTAATTGGTGCTGACACAGTAAAGGCAGTCTTTTCCCAAGCGAGTAGTTGTCCATCTGAGCGTGAGTATGCTTGTATGTCACCATTGTTAATAAACTCAACCGTTAACCCTGATAAGTTACCCGTTTCGATTGTTGGTACAACTCTGTTGTTTGTAATTCGTATAACTTTCTTAGATGTTTTACTCTTAATCCATGTTGTAAGATTTGTCTTACCCGACATAACGGGGTAATCAAGCACTGCAAATGAGTGTGGCCTCTTGTGTATAAATGAGTATACGCCTGAGTATACAGTTTTACCCGTACCCTCGTCTGTGACTGTACAACCAACATAAACCGTTATGTCAACACCACTTTCAAGACTTTCAATAAGGCAGTTGTCCCCTTGTGGGCTTGGTGTCAACACAACACCATTAGATACGTCCCAGTTATATTTAAGAGTTCCAACAGTAGACCCTGACTCAACATTTATTTTGTACCTTGCTTGAGATTTACACTTACCGTCAAATGTTGGTATATCACATACGCCACCTGACACATGAGATATGTTGTTAATTCTAACCCCACATGATGCACCGTTAAATGCCCCACTACCGTTCACAATTGCTGTTTGCTCTGCTGATGTTGGTGAAGAGAAGCTTGTACCCGTAAACATATTTGTTGTTGAGATTTTCTTTCGAGTATCTATGGCAGTAATACACTTACCTGAGGAATAAGCAAACATTTCATCAAAATACAGACCTTGGTATGAGTCAATCTTACCGTAGTGTTCTATCGCTGAACCCTTAAACGCTCTAACAAAGTTTACACCTTTACGATAATCAAAAGGTTGTAAGTCTTTACACCCACAAGCGTTCATAAAGTCTTCAAAATCTTCTACGTTTGAAGTATCAAACTTACTAATTGATGTAAGCAGCGGTGTGTTCATAAAGGCTCGTCTCATTGTTTTGAGTGTACCACCTAATGCGTCTGATGCTACAGATACATTTAATAGGTTTTCCATGTCCCTACATAAGTCATCAATATCTTGTCGTTTAGCCATTGAGATAATGTCTACATGGCGTATTCGCCATCTACTGTTATCTTTAACAATTGCATCATAAGATGAAACGTCTATTGAGTTTACACCTATTGGTAATTCGATAGGTGAACCACTTGCACGTTCCCATCGTGCTCCAAGTTTGAACCAAAAGTTACCCTCAAAAGTTATACGTGGGTCTTTTGTAATCTTGTTAGTGTATATGTTGTCAATCGTGTATGTAGGTGTGCCAATGCCGTCACCCTCATTTTTTGTATAGGCAAAACCTAATTTAACATAGTTCTTTGTATCGTTAAACTCGTGAATTGGTACAATAACAGTGAATGAACCGTTATCGTTTACGGGTATTTGTTCACTAAACGGGAAGAATATATTTGAGTCATCGAAATACCCTTGTAGCCGTATTTCAGCTATGTGAGGGTCAAACCCGTCAAAATCAACTGTTATTTCAGCATAATCATTAACATCGGCATCGGCATAGAAGAAAAGATTAAATATTCCTGAGCCGTCAAGCGTTGCTTTGTAATGTGATAACCCCTCATTAGATAGTGACACGTGCTCACCTTGAATTAACCCTTGCTTCTTGTCATCTAGTTTATCAACTGTATATCTAATAACACTATCAGGCACAAGCTCCTCGACAACCTCAATATGCACTCTTGCAGGTGCGGAGCTACCAAATTTATCTTTTACGAAATAGTCAAAGTGGTCTTCACCAATAAAATCAGCAGGTGGTGTATACAAAACCATTGGTGGTGTACCACGGAGTGCAAAACCTAATGCAGAGTTGTTGTCACACTCATAGGACAAGAAATCACCGTCCTCATCCTCACCTGAAAGTCTGATGTAGTTATCACTACTGTTTGTTTCAAGTATAATACGTATAGGTGTGGCTGTTGGTAGTGTGTTTTTAATATCCTCACTAGCAATAACTTCAGCAGTAAATGAAAGTTTATTTACCCCACCCGTAATGGTTTGCACTAATGCCGAACTCTCTCTAAAACCATACTTTGCGTATTTACCAAAGAGTGTTGTTTTTGTGGAAAAGTGTCCCGTACCACGTTCAAGTGCACCATCCCACCAAATCATGAATTCAACTAACTGCTCGTTACTCTTAAAAGTTAAGCTTAATTTTACAGACGCATATTGGGATAGTTGTTTAAACCCCAAATACTCGGTGTCATAGTCTTGCGTTCCACTATACCCCTCTTGTGTGATGCAGAGTCCTTTAGGAAAATCTACAAACCCTTCAAAAGTAGGCTCAATTTCAACCTCAGCAGTGGTGATGTCTTCAGTATCCTCGTATATAGTCATTATACTAACTCCTCAATGTTAAATGTGTATAGACCACGTTCACCTATACGTTTATTTTTCTCTGTTGCAGATAACTCAAAAGTCAAGAACCTTGCAATCATCATAGTCGCTTCAAAAACGTGCTTACCATCGGGTGCTTGGTTTAACAGTGAGTCAGATGAGTTTATAATCACCTTACGACCACCGATAAGGAGCATTAGACGGTTTAACTCATCGTAGCTTACGATAGGGTATTCTACAGTACCACTGTGTACACCAACACGCACACCATCAACATAGTGCCAATTACCCCATTGGTCTTGCTCTTTAGGTGAAAAGTCTTTAAACTTATTTTTAAAGTTTGTCTTGGTAAACCCTGCGTCTAGTGCTTCACCCGCAATTATTTCACCAATTTTAACTCTGTCACCTTTAAGTGTGACCTCAATCACAGACTCAGCAGGTAAGAGTTGAACACTTCCGTCTTTGTTTCGTCCCGTATAAAGTACAACTGTTGCAGGGAACTGACGTTCAGATGTAGATGCAACTTCATTCTCAACTTGGTAGTTCGTTATAGACTCTATCACTTTACCCTCTGCGTCCATTACTCTAATACTGATGCTATCTGCCTCGATGCGACCAAACGCCATACAGTCAAACGGCTCTGCTGCCAACATTGTCCAAATGGATGCACCCGTTGGTGGTACGTCTTCGGTGTACGTATAGTTCTTACCGTCAAATGGGTTGTGTGCATTGATAAGTCGTTTCTTAGTAAACCCGTCTATTTGTGAAGGACTAAGAACATCAGAGTATGTGTAGCTAAACTTAGTACCAACAGTAATATCTTTTGTCTCAGGCTTCATCTTCAAGTGTGTTCTGAAATAGAAATAGCCACCACGCTCAATCATTGAATGAAACTGCAAAGTTGGCTCTTTAATACGACAACCATAAGGTGCAGCCCAATTTGGCTTAGTCGCTCTAACGTCACGACCTGCCTCATATTTGCTTGTGTACCCATCTTTTAAACATGAACGTAAATACGCTTGGTGTTGACCTTGTGTGAATGTACTAATGTCTTTACTTGACCAACGCCATGCACCATCTGTACAACCACCATACCCTCTAGCTTCCCAAAACATATAATACCATCGTCTACCCGTTTTAGACCTCCATTGCTTGTTGAGCCAACCACCCTTAGTAGATGCTTTAACTCTAAAATATCTATGGCTAAACTTATCGAAATCAATAACGCCATTTTTGTCTACGTCCCAACCACTGTAATCTTCAGGCTCTTTTGGTCTTTGCACAGTTGAAAAACCTCCACCCGCTTTACCCGTGATTTCTACAATCTTACAGTCTTTCATGAGAATATCACCAACTGCGTAACCCTTGCCGTTGGCAGGTGTAGTACCATCTGCAATGCCTTGGTCAAAGTACGGTATCATTTTGTAATCACCGTTATACTGCCAAATCCAATTGTCACCTTGCACTTCCATACCGTCTTCAAGTATTAGTTGTGAACAATCAACAATTTTGTCAGCTAGTGTTTCAGTTAGGTCTACCACATTGCTTGATTGAAAGCTAAGTGGTATAGGCAATGATATTGTCATTTACGCTCCTTGATATGATGCTTTCTCGATAGCATCTTGTAATCCCTCTATTTTAGCAGAAATTTCCTCTAAAGTCTCAACAACATCGTCTGTATTTTTGTCAGGTTCAAACTCTGCTTCACTCACATCTTTCATGTACGCATCAAATAATGGTATGTAATCTTCCTTTGTTCGTGACATAGATTTTTCATATTCTAGTTGTTTTGATAACATTTCAAAGTATGTGGCACTATCTCCATCGTTAATAGCTTCCTCTGCTTGTTGCCCTGCATAAACAGCCTTCTCTTCTTTAGACAAGTAGCTTAGAGTTCCCAACCAAGCATCTTGTATTGTTCTTAAAAGGTCTTCATAGAACGATAACTCTTGGTTTGCAATATCTACTTCGGCTTGCGTCTGCTCATCGACTGCTGACTGAAGATTTTGTAACGCACTTGATAAATCTTGCCAAGGAGTTAAATCCTCTGCTGTTTTTAATGACCCTGCAACTGCTGTAAACTTCTTTAAGAAATTATCGTAATTAATACCATTCAGTCCTGTCTGTTTTACAACCAAATCTAGCATCGCTTGTGCAGACTTCACAGTATTATCAGACCATTCAGCCTTTAGGTCAAGAATACTACGCTGTAACGCTTCAAAGTCTAGTGCAGCTTGTTTTGCTGCTTCTGCTGCATCTTCAGCCGATTGAGCCATATCGCTTGTTGCCGACGAACAAGAACTTGCTGCTGCACCACATGAACTCATTGACCCTGCTGCTGAACCAATTTTTGCAGATGCCTGTTCTGCGTGCATAGCAAGTGAGTCAATGTTGTCATCAAGCCACTTCAACTGTCTTGCAGCTTCGGGTGATGTAGCCGAAAGTATAGTCAACTGATTATGAAGGTCAAGCATACCTTGATTAGTGGTAGGTAGAACAATACCCATAGCTTTAGCACTGATGGTCAAGTCACGAGTGTTAATCGCATTTTTTTGTTGCTCAGTCATAAATTGGTCATTCCATTTCTTCTGAGACTTAGTGAACTTGTCAATACCACCCGAAGCTTTAATCATTGCATCTGCTAACTCATAACCATTCTCCGTTAGAGGTGGTAACGTAGCTCCCATATCTCTCATAGCCTTAGCACCAACCTCGTAAGTAGTTGTCACTCTTATTACTGTTGCACCTGCTCCCTCGCCTGCAATTTTGTATTTTTCTATTAGAGGCTGTAAGCTTTCGATTGATGAAGCCCATTCGTCTATATCACCTGCAACTGCACCTTGAATAAGTTGAGCACGTTCTTGAGCGTCAAGCCCTGCAAAGTTTAAGTCCTGTGCAGATGTTATCCAACTTGCCGAAGCTTGGTCAAATTCTGTAGCAGATACCCCTAGTGCCTCAGTAGACGTTCTAAGAACTTCCATTCCTTCACGGTACGCATTATTAAGAGGTTCGAGAACACTTTGGTCAACTGCTGCACCATCTGTTCTGTCAATATCAACGCCTGACCCGATACCAAGCCAACCTGAGTTTTCTGTTGCTGTAACTTGATACTGTGAGGCTGTCATCTGACCTGCATTAATTTGGTCAATAGTTGCACTATCTAACGCAATACCTGACTCAAGCAAACTTGTCTCACTATCATTCCAAAACCCTTTAGTTGACGACTCTTTAAAGTTCGCACCAGTTATTTCAGGACTCATGTTTTTAGCTGATAGTAAACTTTGGTCTGCAATAAGTTGTAGACTTGTGACCATCTTTGAACTATACGCAAGTCCAAGTGTTCCAATCTCCGTAAGCATATTGAGCGAGTCTTCCATGGTTTCAGAGTTTACTGTAGCATTATCTGTTGCAGTAAGTTTCGCAGCATCTAGTTTAGCCTGACCACCATCACCCATACCTGCTATAGATTGTGCAACACCAAGTCCGGCTAGAATTGCAGCCATTACAGCCATACCGTAATAACCACCTTGCTGACCTGCCTTAACCATTGCACCCGTAGCATCAGTAGCTAATTTTGCTGCTGACTTAGCTTCTTCGTAGGCTCTAAACGCATCACCTGCTTTTTGAACTTTGTCGTAAAAATCAATGATACTTTTAAATGCGTCACCTAAACCATTACCTAACGCATCTGCAATACTTTGACCAACTTCAATCCATTGGTCTTGATTTTCTTGAGTAAGTTTGTTTATATCACCTTGAACCTCTAGCAGCTTCAATTTAGCTTCAAGAACTAATTTCTCAGATTTTGGACCATTAGCTAACGCTTGTGCTGTTGCGATTGCTTCTTTAGCTATTCGTTTTTCAATTTTAAGTAATTTTACTTTCCATGTATATTCAGCTTGAGGTGTTAATCCTCTACCTTTAAGCAACATAGCATTTTTAGCTTTCTGATATTCTATCTTACCTAACAGTAACGCATTTTTAATTGCATCTTTGGCTGCTTTATCTGCTTTTCTAGCTGCTTTTTTTGCTGCATTGGTTGTCTTTTTCTTTTTTGATAGCGTTTTTGCACCATCCTGAGCTAACTTCTGCTCTTTTAATATACGCTCAGATATAAGGTCGTTATATGCTTTTTCTGCCTCAACTATTTCCTTTTTAGTTACAGCAGCATCGAGATTAGCCTTAGCACCTCTCTCTTTAATTTCTGCAATCTCTTTAGCAAGCTTTTTACTTTCAGTAGTGTATTCTGATGTATATGTAAATCTCTTTCCACCACTTTGTTGCTTTGCAGCATTAACTTCAAGCTGTACACCAATTTTTCTAAGCTCTTTAGCTTTTTCTCGTTCATTTAGTACAGACTTGTTACCAATGTCTTGTATTTTAATCTCAAGTTGCTTGCGTTGCTCAAGAAGTATCAATGCCTTACTGCTACCTGCACTGATTTCTTCAGCCGTAAGCCTTCTCGTTTCCTCAACTTTAGCCATTCCTGTACTAATTTCTAACATTTGACTATCAATGTTTTTTACAGCAATTTTTACTTGACCAATTTTTACATTTGTTTTAAGGCTAACTGCTTCAAACTCATCAATCGTTCCGTCAATAACCATCTTATCAATCTTCATGTTAGCCATCGCTGCTGCCGTCTTACCTAACTCTGTGGCTAGTGTTCTTGCTGCTGCACCCATTTGTCTTAGGATAGATAAACCATTTTGAAGATTAGTCTCAATAATGCTAGTTTTTGTTGCTGAATTACCATACAACTCAACAAGAACTTCATTCTGCTCTTTTTGAGCTATGGCATACTCTTTAGAATTCTTATCGTACCCCATTTTCTCTAGTGCTTTAGCATTAAGACGTACTTGGATTGCATCTCTCTCCTCAGCAATAAGTTTTAACTCACCTTCTATATCAAGAGTATGGTTTTGAGCCTTCTCAGCTTTTAACTTAGCACGTGCAAGGGATGCTTCACTTTTTGCAAGACCTTCCTTGATGTCTTTAAGCTTTAACTCTAGTGCGTATTCTGCTTCTGCCAACTTTAAATTAGCCTTTAGAGTTTCCTTCTCGTTGTCAACTTCTTCTGCTTGGCTTTTAGCTAGTGTAGCCATTTCTGATGCTTTGGCAACTAACTTTTGGTATTGAAGCACAGACTTGGACACTAAAACACCTGATTTAGATTTTAGACTTAATATCCTATCTTGCATCGCTACTTCTTTTGCAGAATATTGATACTCAGACTTACCATTTTTAAATATGCCAAGTTCTGTTTCACGAATACCTTTTAAAATCCTATTCTGCTCAACCAACTTTTTATTAAGCTTCTCAACCATAACTGTTGCTTTAGCTAATGCTTTACCACTAAGTCCACCCATGCTGTCGGGGTCATTTGCTCCCGTCATTTGGTCGTTTAGGTCTTTTATAGATTTCGTTATGCTTTGAATATTCTCAACAACAGCATCATCAGCAAGTTCTAGTTGTGCCTTAGTGTATTTCTCACTCGGAACAATACCTGCTTCAATTAGGTCATTTACATCAGACAATAATTCTTTTTGATACACCAAGGCTGCGTTAAACAATGTTGCGGCAATCGTTAATCCTGCAATGATTGGGTTGGCTCTAGCAAAAGCAAGTAACGCACCACCCATTTTCTTTAAACCACTCCACATACCAACTAATAGTGAGTTTGTTGTGGCGATACCAACATTTAAAAGCTTTTGTTTTATAATCCACGCTGTAAAACCTGCAACGACAATAGGTATTTGTTGCATCAATACTAGGATTGTTTTTGTAACAGTATTAATCATGTCAGTAAACTTCTCTGCATCACGAGTAGCATCACCAAACATTGTTTCCATAACCGATAAGAAACTTTCATTAAATGTCTGCTTAATAAGGCTTCCTACTCTAGCAAATCCTTTCTCAAGACCAACAGCCATTTGTCGTGCTTGGTTTTCCAACTCTTTTGTTTCAGCCGTTACAGCCTTTACTTTTGAGAGCATAACAGATAGGTATTCATTTTTACCTATTTGTGCAAGTACGTCAGCAGTGGATTTCTCTTGAATGTTGAGTTTTGCAGTAGCACGAGTGTATGCTTCCTTGTCCTTTGATAGAACAGCTAATTTTCGTGAAAATGTAACAAGTGCTTCAGTTGAGGTTTCCGTATTGTTAAGCATAGCTCTAAAGTCGCCCTGTGAAGCTCCCATGTATCTAAAGAATGTAACCATAGCCTCAGAAGATGAGTCTGTAAACTTCTTCAAACGCCTAATTGATGTACCTATTGTGGATGCGTTAAGACCGACTTTTGACATAGCACCTGCTAACGCAAGGTAGGCATCTGACTGAATACCAATACTTGCAGCCGTTGTAAGTGCGTAGTTGGAGATAGTAGTAAAGTCTTTAAGACCTAATCGAGTTGCGTTTGCAACAATTGCCATTTGGTCGCCAAGCAATGTAACTTCTTCTCTTAACTCAGGATAGACAGATAGCATAGTAGATAATCCTGCTGCACCATCTGACATACTATCTCCGGTAATCATAGCTAACTCAGTCAGTACTTTTGTCGCCTCACCTAATTGCTGAGTTCCATCAACACCTGCTCTACCTAGAGTAATCATAGCACCTTGTATTTCGTCAGATGAAGTTCCATAAGTTGATGCTAGATTTTCTACACCGTGTGCTAGCTTCATAGAGTCTTCGTAGCTAGTTCCAAGTACAGCCATGTTTGTATAAAGTGATTGGTCGAACCGAATAATCTCTGCACCAACAGCACGATATGCGTTCTGTAGTCCAAATAATGCCTGACCCATAGCACCGTATAGTGCAGTTGTTTTTGCAGCGTGTGTTATGCTTTCAATGTTCCCCCACTTAGAAGAACTATCGCCACTAGCCTTTGGTGCTCTAACTTCTTTTTTAGCCTGAGCATTGGAGAGTTTACGAATACGTGCCATTTCTCTATTGAATTCTGCCTTACTAAGCTCTTCACGTTTTGCCATTATTTTTTTAGTGAGTTGAAGTCTAGCATTTGCAGCACTCTTTATTGAGCGAGTTTCTGCTAGTGCTAGTCTTTTTTGTGCTGCGAGTGCTCGTGCTACATCTTGGTCTATGATTAGTTTACGTTTTGCAGACGCACGTTTGTCTATAGCTTCTTGTTTAAGTGCAAGTGTTTTTTGTGCGTTAAGCTGTCTAACTGTTTCTTGGTCATAGATTAATTGCTTTTTAGCAGCAAGATTTTTGGTTAGTGCTTCTTGTTTAGCAGCAACTTGTTTCATCTTTAGCTGTTCATTACGCCAAAAAGCTAACCGTGCATCGTGATTTGCCTTGGTAATTCTTTGTTCACTAGCAATGCGAGCAGCTTCGTTAGCCTTTGTAAGTGCTTCATTTTTCTTTTCGATTTTTGAAATATGGTTTGTGTATTCCTTAAAGTATCTATCAAGAGTTGCCTCATCCTCTTTGGATAAGACCATTTGCCCTGTTTTAACATTCCTAGAGCGTTTAAAGTTAAGCATTTTCTCCATTTCTGCTTTAACTATTTTAGATGTTTCCTTTGCTTCTTTCTCGATATTAGCCATCTGTTTAACAAAAGAACCACCCTGCTCTTTGAATTTTAGTTGTAACGGTTTATTGAGTAGGTTCTTTGCAATAGTGTCATATTGTTTCTTCATTTTCTGCGTTGCAGCAGTGAAACTCGTTATGTCAGCACCGATGGATATGAGTAAGTCTTCGTTCATGGGAGGACTCCAATACTTTTTAAAACATTATATCATAAAAAGTATTAGTGGGGTTATGTACCGAAGTCACGAGCAGCAGCGTTGAACGAGTCAAATGCTGTCGCTTCTTTGCGTGTAGATTTGGGTTGTTTACTGACTAAAAAATCAGTGTGTTTTGATTTTCCACCGTTAGAATTAACTAAAATTGTGGAAATAACTGCTAGTTGATGTTCTTGAATTGACGGTGGCTTGTTACGAATGTATGTAATCCAACCTCTGAATTCTGAATGGGTTAGTACCTGCTTCATTACAGCTACAGGCATCCCTAAGATTTCAGCAATCTCAAACTCTACTTCTCTGAGTCGTTTCCCTCTTCATCTTCTACATCGTCTTCTTTACCATCAATCAATCCATTGATTTCAGTAAGTACGGCAGCAAAAGAACTATCGAATTCTTTTAACTCTTCAACAGTTACGGCAGGGTCAATAAGACATAGGGCAGCTTTTTCATACTTAGCCTCTGTAAGACCTTCCATATCAAGTTCAGGTTTTCCGTCACCATCATAGCCTTTAACAAGCTTCTTTGTAAAATCATCAGACTCAATCATTGTAAGCTCACGATATTTAATCTTCTGCCCTTTCAATGGCTCAGTAGTTAGTGTAGCTTCTTTTTCAGTAGCTCCTGCGAATTGTGCGAAAATGTTTTTCATCTTTGTCCTTTAGTGTTTGTAGTACAATTATAGCTAAAGATTTTTAAGAAGTAAAGTGTATGAGGGTTTTTGTGTAAGAGGGTGGGGATAAACTATCCCCTGAGTTTGCCTACGAAGCAGGACAACGAGTGTAACCACCATAAGGTGCAAGTGTTACTGAGTAACCAACAAGACCATCAACAGGGTAAGAAATTGAGTCACCTGATACAAGTGCTTCAGTCCAAACGATGTCGCCATTTCCTGTAGTAGCAGGGCTTTCCATAGCAAGAATGATTGGAGTGTTGTTCTCCATAGCATCATAAAGTGCTTTTTGACCTGCTGCATCAGAAGGGTCAAACAATAGCTCAATAGTAAAGTCACCATAAGTAATCTTACCTGTAGACTTACGAGAGTCATTAGATGAGATACATGAATACTCTGTTACGTTTCTTGAGCGAGTCAAGTCACCTAGAGATTGTGGACATAGTGCTTCAGCACCACTTTGAATTGCTGTAACGGCTGCTGAACAATCAGTCCAAGCTGTTGCAGGTACGTCTAAGATGTAGGTTTTTGTACCTTGAACATCAGTTGTTTTCATATTAAGTCCTTAATTTTGAATATTTCGACCTATTCTGATGAAAGTATATCATATTATCTTAACAATTTCCAACTTGTACAGTCATTGAGAACATTGGAACAACAAAACTCTTATTTGCCTCATTCCAGCCTTGGTCTATAATTGTTACGCTATCTATGCTGTTTGGCATAAGTATTTTGATTGCAGAAGACCCAACTTTACTATTGAAAAATGCAATTATCTTATCTGCAAGCTCAAAAGATTCAGCCTCGGTATCTGACCAACATGGAACATATACATCTAGCGACATAATAGACCTACCATTACTTACGGATGCCCTTGTAATCCTAGACGGTCTAATAATCAAGTTAATCCACTGTGGCATCTTTCTTGCATCAAATTCTTGACCTGAAAAATGTATTGGTGTATCTGTCCAATTGGTTTTGAATAGCTCTTCTATAATCAGTTTTGTTTCTTGTAATGAACTCATGCCTCAACTCCTAATCTTTTAAACTCTCGTTTAATATTATTTTTTAATTGTACTCTCTTCAGTCTCAGCCAAGGGTTAATACCTTTTGGCATCTGAGTAGAGAAATATTTGTTACCGACTCTAACTAATCGTGATGGTCTTCCACTAAGTGTAGTTCCACCTGCATTTTTAACAACATCGGGATTCCAACCGTTACCCGTAAGAAAATGTCGTGCGTAGTAGTGGTCGTCATTATGGTTTTGTGCGTTGTTAATAAGAGAATACTGACCACTCTTAGCCTTGCTAACATACCATTTCAGGTGTGAACGTCCTGACTTAGGTTTAGGTAAATCCCACAATGGCGACTTTCCTAGACCCTTAGCCATACTTCGCCTTGACACAAGTTGGTCCTTCATGTTGTGAGCCATAATAAAACTCTCATCATCAGCTATTTTTCTTGCTCTAGCAGATAGTTTTTTAAAGAACTTTTGGTTATTTAATCCTACTCTAGCAACAGCCATTTGTTAGTCCTTCTCACCTATACTTAGTGTGTATGCAACAATATCATTCTGCGTTCTAATTGGTGTAACAGTTATGATATTCTGACCATTATACAACCATGTTGAGTCTACCTCTTCGCCAAACCAAGCAATCATCACTGACGTACTTGTAAACGCCAACAGATTAGAGTTCTGTAAGCTTGCGAAATGATTATTAACGTCAGAATTAACTGAGCCAAAAATAGCAAAGTCCTTTGTTGTCTTAATCGTCTTTCCCGTATTTGGGTCATACTCACCGTTCTTTGATACCTTCGTCAATACACAACTATCTCCGAATTGTTTTATCAAGTCAGTGGCAGTCTTACGCATATCTCTTGAAAATTGACCCATTACATTCTACCTAAGTGAAGCTGACCCATCTTTGGAAATGAATAACCAATTTGCTCTAAACATGAACGAACTGTGTCCGGTACTCTTGAAGCAGTTTTTGATGCAGCACGATTGTAAAAAAACTCTTGTTCGATTTGACCGACTTTGTTTTTCTTGACTTGAGAGTTTGTTCTTGTGTCTGAGCTAATACCATACTTGCTATCCCATACTGCCATGAGTGCTTGAGCATTTGGTACACACGCAGGTAGTGGTGTTGGAAGAGGTGATTGACTGTTACCAATAATATCTTGATATGCAATACGAAGTAGAGCTTCTTGTTCGGGGATTGTATGAACAGTCCATAAAGCACTGTCTAAAGTGAACTGCTCTATGGTTGTAGTTGCATCTGCGACAGATATAAAACTGTCAGCATTTGCATCGGGGTAAATAATTAGTGGCATTAAAAATCCTTTTAAAGAATTATACCTTAATTAATTTGAACACGTACCACTGTTTAATGGTTGGTTAAGACACATCTGTTCAATAGTACAGAAAAAGAAACCTGCTGCTCCACACTCTGTTTGATTGTATGTGTCACTATAAACGCCAACAACAGTGTCGCCACTTGCGATAGCTTCTTGTGCATCACCTTCATCAACAGTTCCATTTTCATCAGAACTAATCACGCTGTTATCAGAGTTATCATCTGTTGTTGAAATTGTACAGTTAGCATCAGTACAAGTCAGTACAGTGCCATCCGGATAGTTATTGTACACACTGTTGTCTTGACCACTATTGTCGTTAGCTACGCTATTTACTGTATCACCTGTAGCTAAATTACCACAGCCCTGAAGCATCAACATTGGTGCTGTTAGAAACCCTAACGCTACTAAACTCATTACAAACTTTCTCATTACATACCTACCTTTGCATCGCCACCTGAATTAACAGTGATATTATTTTGGTTAGTCTCAATCTTAAATAGATATAGACCCTCAATCTTGTTGTCTGACAAAATACTTTCCTTGCCATGAGCACCTAGTGGAGCACTTACTCCATTCGTTCCTGCTGCACAACCATTCAACATAAGCATCGCTAACACAGCCATACCTAAAATAATCTTCTTCATCCGAACTCCTTATTCGTTCATAAAATTGTGTTTGCACACTACTAGGGGTTGAATAAGGCAACCCCCAATACTACGCAAGAAATAATTTTGCTTCTTTTTTTCTTCTGTTTGTTAGACCACGATTTACTTTACCGTTTGCCTTATTCCACTTTGCAAATTCTTTATCTGCTTTAAGTATTTTACCATTATTTAACCGTTTTAACAATGTTGAGGTCTTTAGTGCATTTACACCTTCATTATAAGTGAAACTTACTAGGGCATCAAATTGGTTTTGAGTGATGGGAACTCTTACTAGATGGTTTACTGCCTTACCGTAAGTCATATCAATCTGTGAACGCATAAGATATGTCGCCTCTGACTTTGTTATTGATTTGTCACTCATCCTAACTGCTCGATGATGATAGTGAGTTGTGCCGTAGCCAATAGTAGGCACAAGTGCTTGGTCTAGGTAGGGACTTCTACAGAAGCCTTCAAACTGTTGAATTAGTTTTACGCCTTTGTTACTTAGTTCCATGATAACCCTCAAGATTTTTTAGTCTAGTTACAACATCATCTAGTCGTTTAAGTGCTTCAGCTTCTTTGCGAAGTACACGCTCTTTAGGCATAAACACCTTCTCTTGAATAGCAGCTTGTGCCTTGAGGTCAGCTATATGATAAGTCTGAAACTGTTGAATAATTAAGACAATCGCCATAGCAAAGCCCATAAAGAGCTTTGACCAATCAAGTTCACCGTTAGAGTGTTTAACGAAATCAGGCATTACATTCCCATAATTCTATTGTAGTTATTCTCACGTTCTTGGCGAGACTCGGTGTACATATTCCACTTATCAGTTACACACGACATTGTACTACAATTTTCTGCACCTACCTGTAACCAATAACCCATGCCACCTAAATTGGCAACGTATGTATTGGTAATGTTATCAGCAAAATTATGAGTAGTGTAAGAAGTGCCAACACGATTATTGACCCCAACAACGATAACATTATAGTTATAGTAACCCGTGGTCTGAGCATATCCACCACCACGATAAGTATATCCATCGCCTGTACCCACATCACCGTTACCAAGACGATTAGCATAAATCTTAGCTCCAATGGTGGGTTGATTTGCATCATGCCCGTTACATCTTCCATCGTCATTATATCCCCCGTGGTCTTTATAATATGAGAAGATACTAGGTAGAGCGTCACAACTATAGTTTAAATTTTCTCTAACACCAACTAAGTCTGTTCCAACTTCTGTTAATACAGTTGCTAAATACATCGCCTCGTGGCTTTTATCTTTGATACCAAACTTGCACGCATAAGCAAACCCTTTAGAAAACTTTTCTATGTTTGTGGCTGATGAACTCGTAAATATGGTACTCAACTTACTTTGTGTATAGTAGACGCTACACGAACTTGGTGGGGGATTTGGTGCAGGTACTACTTCTGTTGGTGGTGTGGTTTCAGGAACAGGTGCAGGATTAGAGCAACCATTAAATAGCCCAATAATAACTATAACACCTACGGCAATTACTGCTGTTGGAAACCAATTCTCTATAAAAGCTTTTCTCATCTTCTTTTCCTTTTTACTGTTAGTGTTGATGACCCTTGGAAGCTATTAGTATTGTCATCTTTATTTGATAGGTCAGTTGAAATTCCCATAGGATATTTATAGTGATGTGGTCTATAGGCAGACCTACTCATCGCACCAATAACCTTAGTAAGTGTTTCAACATCTTCTTCGTTTAAATGTCCACCATACGCTAGTCTGTTTGGTGGATAATCAATCGCAACAATTGGTCTATTCTCGTGTGCTTCAAACAAAAAACTGTTCACTGCACAACCACTTAGTGCAAATGCTGCGATGACACTAAGTGATATGAGTCTCATTACTTCTGCTTTTTCTTAGCCGGCTTAGTTTCTTTTGGTGGCTCAATCGTTCCGTCATCATCACCATTTTCAGGTGGTTCAATTGTTCCACCACCATTATCAACTTCACCCTTAGAAACATCAAGAGTATCACCATCTACAAATAACGCACTTGCTTCTGCATCAACAGCGTTATATCTATGCTGTCCGTCTTCACGAATGAAGTCAACAATAACACCACCAATATTAACAGACACAACGCCTTGTGGTGCAGCATCTTGGTCAAATCTTAATCTAAGTGAGCCATTCAATGCTCTAAGCTGAACAACCTTCATACCGTCAATAGTCACATCACCTTTACCGTACTCATCAGTGTCGGCTTTATGATAACCAACTGCGTCACCTGCTTCAGATGTTCCACAAGTAATTGTTCCTTCTTTGGCATCAGGCTCAATGGGTGTAGGTTCTATGATAGCACCCTCATCACCAACAGACAATGTTACGCAGTAGTTCATGCGACCACTATCATAAGTAGCCCAATCAAGACTGTTCTGAATAAACAGGGTACTGTCCGATGCTTTAATGTACGCAACAAACTCTTCAGCAAGCCTAGCAGCTTCAGCTTTTTTAGCAGCAAAAACTTTTACAAGTGTTACCTCTCCATCTTTTTCTGTGTTGTACCATTCAGTTACGTCAGTACCATGTTCGGCTTCAGGGATTATTGTGTTCTCTGCGAGTATGTTATCTAGTTCATTTTTCATATTATGCTCCTTGTGCAATGTTTCTAATTATATCTACCGGCAACATAGGGTCAACTCCTACAGCACCAACATCTTTTAGGTACTGTAGTAGTTCAGGCTTTGTCATTAAATTAATATCTTTAGTTGGGTTTGTTTGAGAGATTGGTGATGTTGTTTGCTGTGCATCCTTGGCTTGTTTTACGATAGCCTCAGTGTCAGCAATAATATTCACGACTCCACCTAAATGTTTGTGTAGATGGGTTACGAATGGCATCGAACTACCAATGTATGTATCACCAACGTAACTCATCTGAACAACAATACCCGTAGCTGTTGTTAGTGTTGGTGTCGCACCTAATGATGCTGCACCATCTGTAATAATTACTTCGCCATCTGAAATACTTACATCAAACTGAGTAATCAGACTTTGTTTAGTGAGGTCTGCCCTACGTGGAGACAGTGAGCCAAACATAGGATTAACGGAGTGATACCCAACCACGTTATCTTGATTGGGATGCTGCCCTACGATTAGGATTAATTCAACTAACATTATTTAGCCTTTGTCTTTCTAGTTTTCTTAGTGGCAGGTTTAATATTGTCACTTGGCTCAATTGTATCAGCCAAAGTGTGAGTAGATACAGCGTTAGTATCTACACTACCTGCACTGTTTGTTGCTGTCATAGTTATACCGAAGTCACTATCAGCAGCAAGCCCGTCTAGTACCTTAGTGGTGTCGTCAACACCAAATGTAAAGGGTGAACCTACAATCTCTGTACCATAGCTTTTTACAACCATCGCATAACTCTCAACTGCATCGCCAACAGCAGGTGGAGTCCATGCAACAGTAAAGCCTGATTTAGTTATCTCACCGATTGTTGGGTCAGCAAAATCAGATGGTGCAATTACATCAGGGATAGTTTCGGCTGTTGTAGCGTTAACGCCTTTAACAGCTTCGCCACCCTCGTTAAACGCTGCAACAGTTACATCGTAAGAGGTCTTCTCAGTAAGCCCTGAAACAGCAAGCTCAAGTTTGTTAGGTGTAACAGCAAATGGTGAGCCATCAACGCCATCAATTGTAACAGCATAACCGTTTACAGCATCGCCACCCGTAGGTGCAGTCCATCTTACAGTGAATGAAACATCAGTAAGGTCAGCAATAGTTGGAATGGCAAAACCACTTGGCTTCTTGATAGGTGCAACACCCTCACCAAGCTCAAATGAAATCTCATCGTAAGAAGAAATGTCAGCAGTAGATTGACCTTCGTATGCTGTACCTTCACCTTTAACAAGTGTAACAGAACCGTTAGCTCCTGTAACTTTAAGTGCTTCACCAAGGTCGATACCTGCATCAACAGTAAGTGTACCGTTCTCAGAGTACATAGATTGGATTAATGATTTGTTTATTTTATCGGGGATAACTGAACCGAATTCGTACAGTTTGAAACCTACTTTGGCTTCTTGCGTACCTGCGATTACTTTAATATTCATGGGAGTCCTTTTGAAGTTAATTCAAAAGTATAACATAATTTTTATTGGGGAAAAGTGCAAGGGTGTTTAACCCCTGCGTAGAATAGGTCTATTAAAGATTGTAGGGGGTCGAAGCCCTACGCTCTAGCTTTTAGCTTTAGCATGAAACCTGCACCTGATTTAACATCAGAGAACAAGTAAGTCCAATTTGCTACAGTTGCAAGGTCAGCATCAATAGGGTTAGCTTTAGATGGGTCAAATTTACAACCCTTAACGCCTACGTTGAATGAACCTTCACCTTGAATGATATGCTCAATGTTCTCATTAAGAAGAACGTCTTGTGCTTTCATGATAGTGTCGTCAGACTCAATAGCTCTAAGAGCATCGTTAGTAAGACCAAGTACGTTAAATGTACCATCACCATTATCAAGTGCAGGTGAGTCAGTTACAAGAACAGGAAGACCAAGTGAGTAAGCTCCACCCTCACGGATAGTCATACCACCAACATTTTCAAGTGCGTTCATAGAAAGCCCTTTGTCAACTGTTGAGAAGTAAGTGTTAGAGTGCATTACTAGCATTTCAACTCTACCTGCTTTATCACCAAGTGATGCAAGACCGTCAACGATGTTAGTATAATCAAATACTGCTGTACCGTCACCGATAGCTGCCTGAGTCGCTTGAATACCTGCAACACCTGCACCAAGAACAGTGTTCAACATATCAGCAGCGATTGCAACACCAAGTTGCTTACCAATTGCCAATGAGAATGTTTCTACAGAACGGTTACTTCTATTCCAAGCATCGTAAGATGTTGAGAATGGACCATATCTACGAGAAAGTTTAACAGTGTTAACTGCATCTTCTACGAGTTTCTTAGGTGCTACTGTTCCTGTACCAAGGTAATCTCTACGCTGAACAAGGTCTGCACTAGCAAGTGCTTTAATGAATGACTCATCTGCGAAGTCGTTTTCTAGGGCTACAGAGCCAAGTGTGATTGTACCATTTGAAGAAGCATTAAAACCATCGACATTTTGTTCGAGAGTTTCAACAATACCTAAACGTACAAGTTCGTTATCAATTACTAAGTCAGTTGCGAAAGTTGTTGACATAATTTATTTCCTTATAGTTTTGTGTTTTTTTAGTTAGAAGCTCTAAGGAAATCCATCTTTGTTGCTCACATCAGGTTAGGGTCATCAAAATGAAATCCATCATTTATTATTAGTCCTCATCCAAGAACATATATTGAAATGATAGCATAGATTATATTATAAAGTCAAATAGGTGGCTTCGCTCTCGTTTGACAAGAGTGCATCACGCAGTTAGTATGGGGGATAACACGAAGCCATAAAATGAGGTGTGGCTCGGACTCGAACCGAGGACGGCTGCCGTTACAGCTAAGTAAGGGTAGTGCTCTACCAACTGAGATACCACACCATAAAGTCAAACGGTGCTTGAAAGGATAGCACCGTCTAACAAAAATCACATAGAAGATTAGCAATTGGAGTTGCTACGTGAGGTGTATAAAGTCTCACAATGTTTTACGGCAGACAAAGACCAACCTGTGCACAGGAAACGGAAGTTATTTTAGAGGTAAGCCCTTGTAAGAAGCCATGCCATTTTTAGCAATATACTTTGCCTTGTCTACGTCCGTCATTGTTGAACGCTTGAGTGTTGCACCTTGGTCGTTTGTTGTCGGACCACTTGGTGCTTTACCACCACCTGACTTGAACTGCTCTTTAAATAAGTATGAGAACTTTTCATCAGCTTTCATTTCCTCATAACGAGATTTAATTCCGGCAGGCTGACCGTCTTGAGTGAACACACTTGTACCGTCTTGATTTTTATATACAATCTCGTCACCATCAAAGTTTGCACCTCTAGCTAACTCTTCAAGAATTACTCCGTATGCGTGAGGAGAATGAACTTCATTACTTGCACCAAGCATATTAACGGCTCTATCTAATTTAAGACCAAAGATTTGACCTTCATACTTATTGGATACTTCATCAACTGCGTTAGCACCTTCACTCAAACGAGTCTGTAATTCAGTAATCTCTTTTTTGAATATGTCTGCTTGTCCATCACCTTTAGAAGTTAAGAACTCAGTAAGAGCATTTTCATTAACGTCTTCAAGTCCGGTTGCGTTTCTAATGATTGTCTTCAAAGAGTCACGCTTTTCAGCAGCACCCTTAATGTCTTTTTCTAATGTCGCCACTCTACCAAGAGTGTTATTAAAGTTTGTCTGATAATCCGTAAGGGCTTGAGCCGCTTCGGGGTTTGTGCTTTGCAGTGTTGCTGCTACGTCTGCTATTGTCATATATGAACTCCATCATAAGTTTATTGCGAAATCCATCGCTATCGGTCATTGTAACATATTTGTACTACAATTATTCTTTAGGCTTCTCGTCTGTCTTTTTGTCTAGTTTTTTATCTGCTTTTTCTTTATCAGTTTTACCGTCATCTTTAAGCTCAGACTTGTTATCCGTTTTATCTGATACAGTTTTTTCTGTTGGTGCTATCTTTGGAACGGGAACAAAATTGTCTGCTGCAATTCTCGCAATCTCATCCTTAGCCGAGTCGATATTAATAAGCTCCATATCTGACATAGCCTGTAGGTAAGTCTCCATAGAAATCATACCCGTTAAGTAACTCTCCATAACAATACGTGCTCCATCAGAACCCATAAGTGCAGCGTTAAAGTCTTTGTTGATAATGAACGCAGCCTTCTCAGGTACAGCTTCATTGTTAATCTCAGATAGGATAACGAGTGCAGTCTTCATGCCAACCTCAACAGCATTTGCAATAGCCGTAACTCTGTTTGATGCTTCTGCTTGTAGTAGTTGAACCTCTGTAGCTGTCTTCTGCACACTGTTTGCTGACTCTGCTGCTCTCAAAATACCCGTTGTAATATCTTCAACAATTGAATTAAGGTCATTCTCTAATTGGTCAATTGAATCACCACTAAGCTCTCTCCACTGAAAGTCACCCTCTTCTTTTGATGAGAAGATAAACGCTTCATCAACCCCAATAACCAATGCAGGTTTAGCCGTATTTGTATTACCGTGGTCATCAACATCTGCACCCCAAATAACGGGAATAGGTAATGCTGCCATTGTCAAGTAACGGTCTTTATGTGATAGTCTGTTTAGGTGTTTGACATTCAGTTTTGCTATGTCATAAAGGATAGGTGTCTTATCTACAACAATCTCAATTAGGGGGATAGAATTAAACTCAGTTTCGATTGGGTCTGCTGCAACGTATGTTCCCGTATTGAGTTTTGTGGTTTTGATTTTAGTGGTAGTTGCTCCTGCTGTGTTGGCACGATACAAAGTTATGGTAACTGTTTTTTCAATTAGCTTATAGACTCTCCACTGCTTGATGTACTCAGTTCCAAACTCACCATAAGGCTCTGCAACAATTTCTTCTATTACAACCATTGTGTATCTACCATACTCATCTTTACGCCAATTGATTACTTGTGAACGGTCAATGTGCATCAGGTATGGTTTTCCGTCTGTTCCCTTCTGAGGAGAGTCGGCTAAAATATAAGTCACACCATCTTTGGTAAGTGCTCCGGTAATCTCTTTTGTGAAGTTTTCGATAGTTTGGTTTGTGTCAATCGTCTTGAAAAGTTTTGTAGTCCTAAGCCCATAACCATCAATCTCTAGTGGCTTACGAAAAATCATACCCGTAAAGGCTTGGACTGCTCTCTTTACAAAGTTACGAAGTGTGGCTCTAGCCTGTCTTGTTTCAAATGTCTCAGGTATCTCTTGTGGAAACGAGAAAAGGTACTGAACTGCCGAGTCAATACCATCATACACGTCATTGATTAAACGCACTTGGTGTACGTGTTGGTCATACTCTATGTGGTGCTGCGATACATCATCCTTAGATAGTGTACGATGCGTAAAATCTTTAACGTGTGTTACTGACATAGGAAAACCTTTTTAGGCAATTATAGCATAAACTATTTCAATCTCTTTAAAAGCTTATCTATGTCTTTTGCTTGCTTCTTAAATTTAGGTCGCTGTGACTCAGGCACTTGTGTTTTGAGTTGGTTGCTTACAGCCATAGCTTCTTCAAGTGTATCTCTTACAAGCTCTAACTCTTTATCTGATAATTCTAGTCTCATAGTTTCTCCAATAGTATCATTATTTCGTCTGCATCAAACCCTGCATCTTTGAGTTTAATAATTGCTTTTAGTGTTGCCTTGTCCGACATAGGTGCAGGGATAGGAGTATTGCCTTCAGATAAAAGTATATCCCAATTATATCCTGCACTATCAGTCCAACGCCAAGTATCTTTACTTATTTCATCTAGCTCAACAATCATGTCACTTTCCTGCCTTCGTCACTATATACGTTAAAACTTGCTATCCGGTTCATTGTGTATGTTAAAACTTCACCACCACCATTACTGACCATAAGCACCTCTCCTTCACGGGAAACTGTACCTATTTTATCGTACCAAATCTTATCACCATTATCAAACCTAATTAAAAGTAGCATCTAGTTTTCCTTCTAGGTATTTAATAATGGCATCCTTATCGGCTAATATTCTATTTACATCTTCACGTAAAGCTATACGTTGTTTATCTTTTTGGTGCGAATAGTCTTCAAGAATAAGTATGTCTGCATCTTTACTCATTATAGCATGGTTGAAATCTTTTTGTAGGTTAAGCAGTAGGTCAATACACTCCTCTAACAATTTATCATTGTCTGTAATTTTTTCTAATTCAATTAGTTTTGCATCTAGTTCATTCATACACGAACCCCTATATAAATATATGTAGCAGTTAGTTTTGGTAAGTCATTAGGGACAGCTTCAACGTCAAACTCTTGTAATGACCAATTCTTAAAATTCATTGGTACACCTAACTCGTTAGCTAACTGTGCTGAAAACTGATGTGGAGTCTCTGCTTCTACGCACTTGTGCAACTCAGCAAGGTCAGCCTGAATCTCCTGCAACGCTTCCATAATCTCAGCATGACTTTTATAAGTAATTCCATATTCCATTAATGGGTCGCTAGATAAAAATGGTTTTACATTACCTAAGTCGTTAATTAAATCATCTAATTTTTTCATTTCAAATCCTTATAAAGACATAGAGTGATACCCACCTATGCCTTTGTAAAGATTGGTGGTACGATTATTGCAAGTGGACTTGCTCACGCACCTTATTGACCGTCTAGGAATCGAACCTTCTTCAGTGCACAATTTCACCACGATAGCGACAATCTCAACCTAGTTCAAACCTTTACCCTCAACAAATACAGACGCTATCTGCAAGTCTCGGTACGTGTACGGCAGCCGAGAATCCTCAACCCAAACCGTATGACCCACGCATTGTTTGTTTCAGTATTATATTGTATGACAAAGAGCCTTATACTATGCTTAGACTCCGACTCTCATTCTGCCGATGACCGTGGTTGGTTTTGCAAGTCCTCTAATACGGTTTACACAATAGCCCATAGCATCAAGTATGTCTTCTTCATTATTCTTGATTGGTATTCCATTATCGTCATACACTTGCTTCTCAAGTTGTTCGGTGGCATGAGGACATTTGCTCACGTTCACGAATAAAGTTCTCTCTCCTTCGCCATTCAAAAATAGAGTATTCATACTTACAACTCTCTCTCTTACAGGTGGGTTTTTCCTTGGAGCATTGATTCTGAACTTAGCAGCTCTAAGTAATTTAATATCTGACTTAGAAGCGTCAACGGATTTTCGTGAACCACCTGACGCATCCGGATAAACTACAATAGTTCTGTTAGGGTATCTAGCGTTAATTGCTTCAATGGCAGCAGGCGTATCTACTAGGTGATGGAACTCGTCAACCAAATAAATCCGGTCATCATTGTCAGCAGACTTCATGAAAACTCCCAACGCCATACGGTGCACGTTAAAGTCCATCCCTATATGTATAGTCGCATCAGAAAAGAAATCATCCATCGTCAAGTTCGTGTTGGACGCAAATCTATCAAACCCATCATATACAGTATTTCCCTTGAGGTTTACAAACTCACCATTAAGATATGCTTCCAAAAGTTGAGGTGGGTATGTTCGTCTAAGTGTGTTTACATACTCAGGGTCTAGGTGAAAGTTGTCTTGAGTACGTCCTTTGATTAATTCATATTCAGGATTATCTGCATGGTCTTTAACCCACATTTTATATACAAAGCCAAAGCCTTCAGGAGTCGTTGTAATCCCCACAGTATTTTTCCCATAAGTGCCATCCTGAAACTTAATCCGTTTTCTATTACGTGCTAGGATTCTTACCCAAACGTCCATAGCTTTATCGGCAGCCATTACGTCAATCTCATCCACAAAAGCATGATGATGTTCATAACCAATAAGCCTCTGAGGGTTGTCCATTGAACGCATGATTATTCTACACTTACCCATAGGCATCCAAACATCAATCACACCCTCTGATTTATTCAGCTTATATATGATACGCAAACTCTGAAATATCTCTTCCATTCTTGGTATGATAATCTGCCTAATAAGGTCATGCGTTGGCTCATAGATTCCCAATTGTGCGTTTGGTACTGTAAATAACATCGTCATTACACGATACGTCAAAGCATGAGTTTTCCCCGAACCATACCCTGCAACTAGGGCAGGAAATGTGGACTTTGATGTAATATACTTATGCTGATAGTGTAAGGCTTTAGCTCTGATTACTGACATCAATTACCTCTGCATCTGTTGGCTCAGGTGGATGGTCTATCTCTACAACAAACTCAGTTCCACCCGTTACGGCATTTGCAATACTGATACTAGAAGCTGATGCGTGTCTATGAGTCAACTCAAGTGTGTCTGTCATCTTCTGCATAGTATCCCAAATGTTTTTCATATCATTTGTAGTAGACTCTTCAATCAATTCTTGTGCTCTCTTCACCGTAGCCGTACTCAACTCTGAGATACTTTTCATTACATCAGGTGCATACTCGTTAGCCATTTCCTTCATTGTCTTTGCAACAACCGGACTCGTACTTTCAAGTGTAGCCATAGCCTTACGCTGCTTAATCTCATTATCCAAAAAGTCCATAGCCACAGCATCATAACTGATACCATCTTCCATAGCAAACAATGCAATCTTACGACCTTGACCATATATCTCAGCTATGTCTGACATTGACATTCCTGCTGTAATCCTAGCATAAACTTCAGTCCAAGGTATCAAATCCTCAGTACCCGAAATCCTAAGTTTGTCTTTACCTCGCTCAAGCTCTACACTCGTTAGAGGCTTTAACGATAATTCATCTACATATTCATTTGGAGTCATTGATTCCTACCCACTTTTCTTTATTTTTTTGGTAATATTCTCGGTTCATACGCTGTCGGCAAACCTCACAATACGACCTCTTATGCTTCAGCTTCAACCTAGAATCTCTCCTACTATTGAAAGCACCTCTAGGTAAATTCTCACCACATGACGAACAGACTTGCATAACACCATTTCTAAGGTCTTTTTGCTTGACAATATTGCGAATAAAGGCTCTTTTTTTCATTGGAGACTGATTCAGCAGCATATCTCTCCTCTTGTTTAGTTTAGCATTACGCCTTACCTTAACCTCTTCAGGAGCGTCCTGCCATGAGCTAAAACCGAAGTATTTGCCTGTATGAGGTGGCGTACTAGGTTTAGACTCACCAAACTGCTCATATAGAGGTTTCAGCTTATCATGTTTAGCAATTTTGTTCCTTGCAGGTATGATTCTCCTTTTTATGTCCAAGTATGGTTCAGATAACCTAACTGAGTCCATTATTTAAGCCTTAATGCCTAGTAGTGTGCGTATATATGCCGAGAATCCTAGTTTTGCATCCATAGCCTCTTGTTTTAAGCGTACTTGGTCTTTTTCAGGTATTCTGACGATGATTCTCTTCTGCAATTCCATGTTATTATCCTATATTTAATGTCATACATTATACAATTAAAATTTTTTCGTGTCAAGTCGTATAATAATGGGTACATGAGTTAGGGGTTGTAAGTATTTGTCGTACAATGTTTTTAGGGGTTTGAGGGGGATTTGGGGTACGACTGCCCTGCCCTGCCCTATAACGCTCCCCCCCCCTTATCACGGTATACCTACCCACTAAATCACGCTTAAAATGGCATATAGTACGCTTTACGGTTTACTTACATATATAAGGGAATTTCTTTTTTTATGGTCTGGAATAATCATAAATAAAACTGATTAACATCATAACTGAAATGAAACGACGATTTACTTGACATATAATTAAAATAAGAGTAAACTACGGTTATCAAAATTAATTAATCAGTTTTGAAATCACAAGCATAAAGGCTTAAAATGACTAACACAAACTACATCACAGACTTCACAAAAATCCTAGATTCAAAATTCGATACCCTACAAACAAAATGGAATCAAATCGAATCTTTAAAAAATAGCGAAAAAACAGAAGTAAATGGTTTATTTATAGATGTTGAAAAGTATATTACATCAACTGCTACAATGATTAAGGAAGATGAAATCCTACTGAATAATACCTCTATTTATAAGATTAATGTTGACTTGCTAAATGATTACATGATGACATTAGACCCTAAAAAGGACGGTAAAAAAATGGTTATAGTTGACTTACTACTTTTCATTAATGGTAATAAATTAAAGGTTTATACAGGAACTTACACTAATAAAAAAGGTATCGAATCTGATATGTTAGTTCCATTATCTATCTTCAAGAATCTTGCTAAATATGAGGATTTTATAAACAGTACAGACTTAAAGACTGCAAGAAAATTGCATAAAGTAGACGGTAAAACATTAAAGGATAATAGTGGGTATATTTCAGCCTTAAAATCAGTACTTGCAGAATCAAAACTTGCATACTTGAATCAATGTAAATCTGACATTGAAGGTGTACAGTTCCTAGAGATGACTATAAATCAACTTGAATCACTTAAAATTGTACTTGCTGATAGAATCGCAGTGAAGAAATCTGAAGAAAAATAGAGAATTTTAGGAGATGTGAATCTCCTATTATTTCATATCATTAAGCAAATTATTTGGACGGTAAAACGAATCAAAAATAATTTGCTTAAAATGTGAAATTAGAATAAATTTAGAAACTAAATAGTAGTGAAATATTATTTTTAAAGGTTGTTCTCCTAGGTTTGGAGATTACCATAAATCAGTAAAAAATTAAAATTTTGGCATAAAGTAGTAGGGATTAAAAAATCCACAAAAGTAGCTATGAAAAATTAATCTATTATCGGTATATTCCCGAAAAAAATTAATCAGTAATTAGGATAAAATCCAAAGTGAAATTAGGTTATGAATAATGCGATTATAGAAATTTTTGAATAGCGTCCTAGAGGGTAGGATAAATTAAAATCATGTTGTTAAGTACATAGGAAGTAATGCGATATAGCTATAAATACGCATTGATACCATACTTCCGAACTAACCGTAAAGAGTGGACGGGATATATCCACGATAGCTATTATTCTAAAAATTTCCAACGCAGTACAGTATCAGATATAGTATTGCATTATTGGAAATTTTGGATTAATTAAGCATTTTTAGGAGTGCTTATAAATTCAAAATAAGGGTAAAAAATGAAAAATTTACTAAAAATAGTCAGAGCTGAGATTCTGAGAAAAGCGTTTATTAAGGGTTATTTTAGTGTTACAGCACATAACAAAATGAGAAATTTGGGGTGGCTGTAATGGTTGAGTTTGAAATTATTTGGAGTGTTGGATTAATCGCTATTTTGAGTATTGGATTTTACGAAACGAGTAAACTATGATTGAAATTGGATTAATTGCACTATTGGGAATGGCGATTATAGCTGTGGGTATGGAAATATTCACTAAATTAGAAATTACAATATTTTAAAGGATTAAAGATGATGATGAAAAAATTAACGATTGAAGAACTGATTAACGATAAGAGTGTAACGAGAAAAGAAATTAACGAGCTACTGAATTGCGATATAGCTAAATATGTATATGTTGATATTAACGTATTTAATACGGGTGCTGTCATTAATTTGGTGGCATTGGTACAGCTTGATGATTTGGATGACGGGCTGTTGGGTGATGATTGGAACGGTTATGATTTTGTGATTGAGTATGATGAATTTATTAACGAGTTGGAAAGATTGGGTACAGTTATGGACGTACAGCATAACGGCACTTTATGTTGGATTCCAAATATTAAATAACATCTTATTGGTGGATTTGCTGAAGTCCACTTATAAGCTGTAAAAAGCTTAAAATTCAAATAGAAGGATTACCATGAGTAATTTATTAGAAGAAACATTAGGTGGTATCGTAACTGATGCTGTAAACGGAAAATTAGAAGCGTTAAATATTAACGAGCTAATCAATAAACAGTTAGAAGCTGTAACGCAAAATATGGTCAAGACTGTAGAGATTAAGCGTATTGACGGCACTACAAAAAATATTGGTGCTGTACATAAGCAATTTCAAGAACTATTGGAGTATGTTAACGCTAAAGAAAACGTACTGCTATTTGGTGGTGCAGGTGTTGGTAAAACTTCAAGTGTTGTAAAATTGGCTGATGCTTTAGGGCTTGAATTTAGGTCTGTATCATTTAGTTCACAAACTACACAATCCAACCTTATTGGATTCATTAATGCGAATGGTGATTACGTTCCCACTTCATTAGTAGAATGTGCAAGATTAGGTAAAATCGCCTTACTTGATGAATTTGATGCAGGGGAGTCCGGAGTATTGTTGGTGATTAACTCACTGATTGATAACGGGTTTATTGACACTCCTGATGGATTAGTATTCACTCATGAGGATTTCCGAGTAGTAGCTTGTGCTAACACTGATTTAAACGGTGCAAGTGCCAAGTATAATGGACGTAAACAATTAGATTTTGCTACACAAGATAGATTTGTGGCGATTGATTACGGCTTTGATGAGGATTTGGTCAAGCTGTACACTAACAACACTCCACTATTCGACCTAATCATGAAGATTAAAGAGGACGTTGAGATTGCGATTGATGGGTATAACTTGACTCCAAGAGTGTTCTATAAAACTGCAAACTTGCTGAAAAACACGAGTCAACCACTTGATAAGATTTTGAACGCTACACTGTTTAAAGGTATTGACGATGACGGCAGAACGATTATGCAAAATGTTATTGACGATAACACAAAATTGGTAACGATGATTGAAGCTAACCGTAAAAATGTGGCTGTAGTCACTGAGGATGCGACTGAGCCAACAATTGATGATGTTGTAATACCTGAGCCTAAAGAGGTGATTGTAGATGTTGTAGCTGATAACGATGATGAGCCAACAATTGATGATATGTTAGGAGATTGGGAATAATGAAAAATAATCTAAAGTATTTTGGAACGGGTGTAACCGTCCAACTTGATAAAGAAATTACGTTAGGCGATGTAAAGAAAACTGTGGGTGCTGTATTTGTTATCAAGTCAATAAATGATTTGGGTAATTGGATGCAAACTACAATGGATGATAAAGTCCATGCCAACATAAAGCATAATCGGTCTATGGACGTGGACTATACGGGTTGGAGAGGGTCTGATACGGTTGAAGATTGGTTGCAAGTGATTAAGCGTGGTGACAAGAACGTGATGAACGAGATTATCGTTGAGAAGAAAAAAGCAAGTAAAGAATTTGCTACGCTTGTAACAAATAGTTCAATGTATGATACTGAGGGATTGTATTTTGATATTGGTAAAGTTTTGAGTGGTGAGCCTGAATGTTGGGTTAAGCCGTCTAAAGCAGAATTACCGGATGAGATTACGGTTAGAATTACCACACTTGCAAGTAGTTCAACTAATGCTAAGAAGATTATCAAGGGTGCAGGGAGAGTATTAGGGATGATTGATAAACTTGAGAAAGATGGTTATAAGGTTAAACTTGAAAATTGGCTATACACTGAGAGAGCTACCAAGTCGGGTGCTAAAAATAAGATTGACTTGCTAACTGTTATGACGGTTAAGGATTTTAACGAGTCTATCAATTATGCAAAGATGAGTGCGATGGTTAGCCCGTCACTACAAAGACGTGGTATGTTCATGCTTAGAGAGGTATTGTTAGATAAGAAATTATCACCTACTTATGGTATGGGTGGAGTATTTAACTATCGTGAGATTACACCGATATTTGATGAGAGAGCGATGGATGAATTGCAAGATATATTATTTGAAAATAAAAAGGCTTAATTATGATTTATAAATACGACCACACAGAAATATTCAGCCCTAAAGATAGAGCTATGAGTGATAACGATAGAGTATTGGTGAAAACTATTGACGGTCATTGGTTTTTGGTTAAGAGAGCAGGTCAGAGAAGTTGGGTTGCTGTAGCAGTTGCAGAAGGTGGGTCTATGCCTGATTACCAAAATGTAGCAACTCATGATGTTGATGGTAATTCTAAAAACATCATGCAAAGATTAGACAACGCACTTACTATTGAGTCGGCATATTATGTCTATAGCAATAAACAGTACAGAATGGCTATGATTTCCATTATGGCTACGGGTCATATCGCTACCAAAATTGAGGTAAATATGGTAGCCTAAAAGTGAGCCTTAATAAAATAAAATAAAACATTAATTGGTTTGCATTGAAAGTGGTGCAAGCTGATTAGTATTTTTGACTGAGATACTAAACAATTAAATATAAAGGATTAGTCATGAGTAATACGATAAACAAAGCAGTAAAAGTGAGTTATGAGATTTTAGATACACCAAGAGGTAAACGTATCAAAATTAATACAGAAGTGTTAGAAGCTCCTACACAAGACGGTACATTGGATTGGTTGTATAAGCATATTGAGTGTAGAACAGTAACGGTTGCATATTTGCCAAATGGCGTACTTGCATGGGTTTCGGACGAAGGACTCCTTGTTAGTGGTAACGTGGTTTCTAAAGTTGGTGACTGTCCATTAGCAGGGTCTATTATCTTTTCATTGAGTGAAACTGATGACGAGGGTAACACACTGTGGTTTGATACGGTTGAGAAGCTTGATGAGTGTTTAGATATGATTGGTAAACTTGAAATTTCAGGAGTGACACGGTAATGGCAGAGCATAAACAATATAACTACTTTAAATATAAAGATGCGATTGGTAACGGTAACTTACTTCAGAAAACTATTTGTGCTAAACTTGATATTTCAAGAGGTACACAAAAGGTTTGGGAACGTAAGCATAATGAAATCAAAGAGATTGTGATGCAAGAGGTACAGACTGTGTTGGCTACGATGGCTAAACATGATGTTGATACTGATAAAATTAAAGAGGTGCTTTGGAATGATTGAGCAATTCATTGGTAAAACAAATGTGGTCATGAGAGCCGTTATTGGTGCTTATGACTCCACTAAAGAGAAGCAGTGTTTAACGATGCCTTCTATTCAGATTAACGATGAGATTTTCAGCCCACTTGATAAAGACCACTTGTGGTTTAATCCTAGCAAAAATTGGATTGATTATTTTAGTTTTAAGCAAGGTGAGGTAATTGAGTTTACTTGCACTATTCGGCAGTATGTTGGCATTAACGATGATTGTGTTCAGGTTAAGAAGTTCAGCATTAAAAAAGTTAGAAACGTAAAGAGGATTAAATGATTAAATGGATTAAAAGATGGTTTGGATATACACCGAAAGACAGCTATTTGTATGTCTTTGAATACAATGAGAATGGTAAGCCGATTATGGCAAGGAGATTTTTATAATGGAAGAGATTTTAATAAACATATTAGCGTTGGCAAAACATGAGTCAGGTTGCTATTCAGGTGAAAATGGAATAGCACTATTGGAGTTAGACATAGAAACTACACTTACAACGTGTAAGAAATACCAAAACAAAATTGAGTCACTTGAGTATATGATTGACACGATGGGCGACAAACTCAGTGAATTAGAGAATGAAGCGATGTTGTGTGTTACTCAGGAGATTTACACCGTTGATGGCGATGTATGTGAGGCTTACGAAAAAGATGCAGAGGCTATGGACGATTTAGTAAAAAATGTCCGAACAAATATGAGAGTATTATTTCAAGGAGATAGATAATGACTAAAGAGCAAATGATTGAACTGTTATCAGACGGTAACGGCAATTGGACAGATAAGACAGTTGAAGAGTGTGTAAATGAGCTACATGAACACGTCAATACTTATGCAATTAACGATAAAGCGTTAGGCGATGAAATGGAAAGCGATATTATGGAAAACTACAACTACTCTGAGCTTGAAGCTAAAGAGTGGGTAGAAGAATTTGGAAGTGATGTGATTAGCGATATGTGGGATGCTTACAGTCATAACATGGAAGAAAATGCAGTCTACAAGGATGATGAAGATGAAGGCGACACAGTATGATGATGGGGATTACCCGTTACCTGAGCAAGTCTATGTATCGTCAGAAGATGAGGTTAGGTATTCAAGCACAGTAGGCTATCACGTCTTGAGTCCTGAGTATATTCCATACGATGCAGACAAATTCAGACGACACCATGTAAGGGAACGCAAAGAATCTTACAAACAAATTTCTACAGGCTCGATGTTGGGTCAGTATCTATCCCTTACAGAGTATAACGGTTATGACTCATGCAGACTATCGAATGTAAAAATAAGTATATCAAGACGAATGATAAAAACAATCTATCAGTTAAGTGCTGATGAAATTTTAAAACAATATGGAGAAATAGAATGACTAAATTTAAAATAGGTGAAATTGTTTATTTTCTAAACAATAGTAGGAACATTGAAAAAATGAGAGTTACGGGGTTTTACATGAGAGAAGAGAGCCACGGCAGTAAAATTGTAGTGACGTACAAACTAGGTATTGGTGGTGATTGCAATTGGGCTGAAACTTCACTGTATAGAACAAAAGAAGAGGTTGCCGAATTATGGCTCAAGTCACAAAGTTTAAAATTAGGATTACAAGATGATTGAAGACAAACCAATGAGTGCGTTAGTGACCGTAAGAGAAGTAAAGATTACATTTGACAGTATGTTTATGGGTAACGACTCACTTACATATACCGACATGAGTATTGAAGATGCTAGACAGCAGTATTTGGCATGGTGGAAAGGTTACGGAAAAGATGAGGTTGAAGCGATGCGAGCAATAATTAGTACAGAGGTGGTAGCATGATTGAGAGACAAATTGGTGGTGCATACCCCGTAGATGGTGAAAGCTTTGCACACGGTAAGGCTACAGATTGGGAAATAACATACGAATATGATGATATTTATACAGCAATTGTAGAAGAGTTGTTAGATGACCCTATGACAGAATATATTATGCTAGGCGATACTCCGGAAAATATTGCACAGTTTTTAGGAGAAAATTATGCAGAAGAGTTGGTAAAAATTCTCAGTGAGAAGTTGATTGATGATGATTTTGGTGAGGGGAAGCACACCATGATTGTAGAAGATTTTGTAACAGATAAAGCTGAAGGCGAATTGGAGATGATTTATGAACGTACAGACAGAGTGTAGATTGTCATACAACTAAGATTTAAGGTAGGGAGTGTTATAATTCCCTACTTGTTATTCTATATGATTAAGCCCTTTAGTAAGTTCAATGGTTTCTTGGCGACACCTGCACTGCTTACTGAGGGTTTAATCATGTGGACTAAGAGTGCGAAGTCGCCAAACTTCCCCACACTCCCACAAATACATATTGGCGAAAGACTATAAAATGGTTAAGTATTTTTATAAACATCAGGTTGAATCACTTGATTATAAAGCACTATACAATAAATTTTGTAATATTTTCTATGATATTACAAGTAGCAAGAAACTTATTGGATTGTATTTCATATATAATGATAAAAATGAGTTAATGTACGTAGGACAAAGCAAAAATATTGCATCAAGGCTTACAACACACATTCGTAAAAAATATAAATATGCAAAAAGAATAGATGTTATGAGTTTTGACGATAATGAGGAAAATATGCTTACAGATGCAGAAAGATATTATATAACTAAGCTACAGCCTATAGATAATATTCTAGTGGATGAATTACACAATACAATAGAGGTTGAAGAATACATCATGCGTGAATTTGGAGTAGATAGCGTTGAAGATATACACCTAGTGACTCCTACTTTGACAGTTATGCCGTTATCTAGGGTAGTATTTAATGATGAATTTGAACTTGATGTATATGAAAATATGCGTGATGCACTAAAATACTCAAAAACCTGCACTATGGAATTAATGAGGTCTTATCTGGTTGCACTAGAGAATCCTGAAATAGGTCGTGATTTATGAGCAAGCATAAAGGATTTTGGATTCCACTAGAATATATGGAGCTTGACATTACTTGGACTCAGAGAATATTGATGTCTGAAATATCACAATTAGAAATACTAAAGGCAGGGTGTGTTGCGTCAAATGCACACTTTGCCGATAAGCTGAGAATATCACCACAAGGAGTCTCTAAAGCATTAAACAGTCTTAAAGAGAAAGGATTGATTGATATAGATAATTCTCACACTAAAAGGAATTTTGGAAGAACAATTACTATCAACTGTGGAAAAAGTGCTATCAACTGTGGAAAAAGTGCTATCAACTGTGGTTTAGAGACTATAGATAGTAAACCATATAAGAGTTCAGTTAGTACTATGTCTATGGAAGAGGAAGGGTCAAAAAAATGTGGGAAGGTTGACGTAAAATATATTGAGTATGTGTTTGAGGAACTATGGAAGCAACAATATAAAGCCATTCGTAATCTTACAGACAGAGGAAATGGTGGCAAGAAGCAACCTACAAGAACAGCGTTTAAAACAATGTGGAAAAATATTGCAAGAATTTCAGACATTAGTGGTGTAGATTTTGCAAACTATATATCGGGTTTTCTATCAGAAGGATATGCTAAGAAAAAGGATGGAAATTATTATATACCAAACTTTATTACTGTGATACCAACAATAGAAACAGAAATAGAAATACAATTTGAGGAGTTAGAAAATGAGTAGTGATTTAAAAAATGTTGTAGACCGACATAATGAGTTGGTGCGTGTAATTGGTGAAAGACAGACTGTTGCAAATGTGATGGGCTATCGTGTTAATAAGCCTGAGTACGTTGCTGAAACTGAGAAGATGATTAAGCAGAAGCGTAAACTTAATGATGAGGTGACTGAGTATTACGATGATATACGTTACGGAAGAGTTGGTCAGTATGAAA